GCTTATCCTTGACTTAAAACCGCGCTCCGCCGGTCTGAAATTCGGGAGTACTATACAATAAGTTTATTGCTGATGAATCCACAAATAAAGGCAAGTTCATCTTCCCTTTCTTTGTCCGATATGCCTATCGTTTGTATGACGGTTCTCTGACTATGCACTCTTCGCCAGTCCTTATGATTGCTTCTTCTGACCTCGCTCCGCAGGTCTTTTGGTCACATATTACTGGTAAGGGGAAATATACCGATGCTCAACTCCGCGTATGCGCTATGGTGCATACGCTCGACTATGCCGTGATTCTCCAATCCCGTCTTGATATGCTCAACAACTGGAAAGATATTGTCCGCTCGGTCGATGTCTTTATCTCCAAGCCCATATACACCTACGACCAAAACGGCAAATGTACCAAATTCGCCAACTCAGAGGGCTATAATTCCTATTGCGTCTGCAAGCATATCAATCAAGCCGTATCAACCTCCACATATCCGTTACGCTATCAGCGTCACACATTCAACAAACTCTATGCTTTCACATTCGACCCGACCAATCTCACATATCCGATGGGCCGCTTGATGATTCCGCGCCGTAGTGTTGATGCGGTCAAAGAGGACATCCGTTCCACCGCGCAGTTCTACCTGCTTGAGAGTATCAAGGTAGAGCAGCTTACTACCACGCGCACGGCACTCAACGTCGAAGAAGATTATCTTCAGTCGTTGGTAACGCGCGAAGTCATGACCGATGACTACGACAGCCACGATACTCTGATACCACGCTATTGCTTCACCTATAACTCACGCCTTAACCTCAGCAACATATCGAAGCGTCTTTACGCCGAATACAATGCCGGGGCGTTGATGACGCACACCAACGGATATATCGGCAACTGGAAAGATATGCCTTCGGACTATTTCGACAATACCGCAGGCGTGGGTGTTTACTTCTTCATCAAACAAGACGGCAAAGATATTGTTGTGCAGGGAGAAAGTTGCGCCATGTCCAGTTATGAGGCCCCGTTCCTGTTCCTATATTATCCGAATGTCAACGCATACAAGGCGGTGATTGTGTCATGGTACGGACTGCCCATGTACTATGAGGTTCAACTGGAGCAACACGGTTTCCTCAACGGCTCGTTCTATTTCGCAGGTTGGGATAATCCAAGCATGAACGGCAATATGCCCTCGGCAAGTTCCAACGCTGACCGCACGATAGAAATCCCGAATAAGATTTACACGTCCGAGGTCAACAATCCTTTTGTGTTTCCACTTCTCGGTATCAATACTGTTGGTACTGGAGAAATAAAGGGCATCTGTTCGGCGGCAAAGGCTCTCTCCGAGGGTCAGTTCGGACAGTTCCCTCTCTATGCTTTCACGTCCGAAGGCGTATGGGCGTTGGAGGTGTCGGCGACTGGCACATACACGGCACGTCAGCCTATCACACGCGATGTCTGCATCAATGCCGATGGAATAACCCAACTGGATAATGCGGTGTTGTTCCCCACGGATCGAGGCATAATGTTGATTTCGGGTTCGCAGACACAATGTATTTCCGAAAGCATCAATTCGGAGTATCCGTTTAATGCCCTTGACTTGCCCGGCTTCGGTAAGCTGCACGATATGTTGGGTCATGACCCGGTTACTGACAAGTGCCTGCCTACACTTTCGTTTACGGAGTTCCTTAAGCAATGTCGTATGATTTACGATTATGTGCATCAGCGCGTCATCGTCTATGCCCCGAACATAACGTATGCCTATGTGTTCTCGTTGAAGTCAAAACTATGGGGCATGACGTTCTCAAACATCGCCTCACACCTCAACTCCTACCCGGAGGCCCTTGCCGTTGACAAGGAGAATAACATAGTGAACTTTTCGGAATCGGACGAAACGCAGGTCAAATGCCTATACGTTACACGTCCGCTCAACCTTGATACCGTCAATATCCACAAGACCATTGACAGCATCATTCAGCGCGGATTCTTCCGTAAGGGCAATGTGGCAACCGCGCTCTACGGCTCACGCGATTTAGTCAACTGGTATCTGATATGGTCAAGCAAAGACCATTATCTGCGCGGCTTCCGCGGTACGCCGTACAAGTATTTCCGCATTGCAGGTGTCGCTACGCTCGATGCCGATGAAAGCATCTACGGCGCGTCTGTGCAATTCACTCCGCGCCTTACCAATCAACCGAGATAACTCATGTACTAATTCAATCTATTGTAAGACGAGAAAGGCCGCCATGCGTGATGCACAGCGGCCTTTCGCTTTGATATGGCAACATTAAAAAGGGTGCAATCTTCTGCGTGCCTTTGCTATCCTGTTATGCAGGTTTATCCGTATCTCGCTCTCTGCGTCCTCGGCTTTGGCTTCCCATACCTGCGCCTTTGCGGTGTTGGTGATAGTCAGCCAGTCAGCCACAGCCTTGCAGACAAGGTATTCGTGGATGAGGTTCTCAAGCAGGTAGAGCGTGGTATGCGAGAAGTCGAGCGGTACGCTCAATACTATCCCATAGACTGGCGGCTCACGCAGGTTGTCGTTGAGTTCCGTGCGGTGCAGGTCGTTCTTGGTGTAGGGATATAGAAGTTCCCTGCACTTGCATACTGTCAGATTCAGCACTCGCGTCACACGGTCCACGTTTCCGTCCTCGCCCACATCCTGCACCATGTGGCGGTTGTGGTTGCTTTCCGTGTCCATGACGCTACCCTCTATAAAGGCATAGTTCTTTATGTCATACAGCAGTTGGTCGCGCTTGAACCCTAACACGGCGTTGAGCCTGCCGTCCTTTTCTTCCAAAAAGCAACTCATGGGACACTGGGATTAGTCGGTGGGACGTGCAGGGCGGCTCCGCTTGCTCACGGTCTGACGGATTAACTCCATGTTCTTGTTGGCAAGGGCGTAGTATTGCTCCGCGTCAGCCTTGTTGGTCACCATGTACCAGTCGGCAATGGCTGTGTTGGCGAGGTATGCGTGGACGGCTTCGCCTACACCAGTGGTCGCGGCCTCGTTGAAGTTGCTCGGCATGGTGAGGTTCAGCACAAGGTCTTTACTGCCGTCATAGTGGCTGTTGTCGGTCGTTGTGCCGTTCTCGTTGAGATACTCGCCCAGTTCGGTCTGAACCTCCGCAAAGGCTCTCTTGATTGAGCGTAGAATCTTCTCGCGGTTTTCCTCGTCCTCCGAGGCGAACATACTTGCAACCTCTTTGTGGTTGTCTTTGTTCTGAATGGTACGTCCGCGCAGGAACGTTTCATTCATGATGTCATAGAGCAGCCACGATATTTTGATGGTAGCTGTCACTGGCTTCTTTGCTCCTAATGTAGGGTCTGGCATAGTTCGTAATTATTTGAATGTTGATTAGTCGGTGGGGCGTGTCGGCTTTCGGCGGCTGTAGAGTAATCTCTCGGCGGTTTCCATCATGTCGGCCGCCTGCACGAAGTAGTCCTTTGCCTCGCCTTTGTTTGCGAATTTGAACCATTGCCCGATGATCGAGGCAATGAAGAAACTGCGCAGGGTTGACTGGACGCTTGCGGTCAGCACCTTGTCAAACGACTTGCTGACCTCTATGACGGCTTCGTAACCGGTCTTGCCTAATGTTACTGGGGGCAGAACTGGCGGCAGGGCGTTGGCATTCTCGGAGTGAGTTGATATGCCCGGCTCCGGGAGTGGGTCAACAATGGCAGTTTGGCTGATGAGTTTCGTCCTGCCCGACACCAGCATTTCCTTTAGGTTCTCGTTGGTGGCGGATACGGACTCTTCCCAAAACCTGCTCAATTCCGCGAGGTCATCATCGGCCGCAAGGATGCGGTCGCGTGCGCCCTCGTCGCCGTCTATCAGTTTAGACCCCGTGTAGTCGGTCGCCTTGGCTACCTCTTCGTACACATCGTCTTGAAATATCTGTATGGTGATTGTTTCCATTATAAATCAATGATTGAATAGGTCAGACTGATTCCGATGAACGGCTCAAAGCCGTGTGGCGTATAGCCGAAGCCGACTGTCGGCCCTATGTGCCACCGCTTGGGGGGCTTCTTTATAGTCACTATCTCGCGCCGGGGATATACGAACAGGCTGTCAAGGCTCGGATAAACACCGCTGACGTATGCCTTGTAGTCCTCTCCCTCATAGACGTTCTGCGTGATTGGCAGCTGTAATGTCAGGCTGTCGGGTGCTATCGTTTCAACGTCTGCGCTTGCCAGTTCGGCGGTGTCCGCTCTGATGTCGGGCAGGTTCTCAATCCCTCGGTCGATGTATGACGTGGGGATTGTAACCTTTTTAGAGCCTACTTGCTGTGAGTGGACAGGCGCAGGCTCGATGTAGGGAATAGTGTCATATACCGTGATGGTGTCGGTTTCAACTGCTTCTCGGCCTGGGATGTTGTCGCCGGGCGGTGACTGGCACTTGTGGAGATACGCGCCTGCCACAAGACTGGCGACTACAACCAAGAGTATCTTAAGAAAATTCTTCATGCTTTCTTTATTTTTTTGATGTAGTTGATGATTCCGTTGGTGTGGAGTTCCACAATTGCTTTTGTTCCCTCTTCCGAAAGCAGAAAGTCGCAGTCAGCCTTGTTGTCTTGGAAAAGCGATTCGGTCAGCACCGCCGGACATTTGGTGTGGACGAGTATGTAGAACCGCGCCTCATAGTCGGGGTCGCCGTCACTCCAGTCTGCCCTCATGGGCTTCTGCCTGCTGTCGTATGCGCCCTGCGCCTGCAAGAATGGGAAGCGGTCTTTGTAGTCTTTCAGGCCCTCGTCAGCGGCTTTCCATATCTCGGTGGCGAGGTCGTCAGCCTTAGTTTTGCCCGGCGAGGTATAGACACACCAACCTCCTGCGCTCTTCCATTTGCCGTCTGCGCCTGCGGCGTTGCAGTGAATGGAAACGAGCAGAACATTCTCCTTGCCGTATTTGTCGCATACGGCATTGGCTCTGCGGCACCTTTCGGGCAGGCTGATGTCTTTGTCCTCCTCAACGAGCAGGTGCGCCTCTATCGGAGTTTTGGCATTGACCATGCGGCTGTTCAATGTCTTTACCAATTTGCGTGCTATCTCGCGGCTCTTGAGATACTCTTTGAGTTTTCTATCGGGGCTACACTTGCCGGGGGTGTCGCTTCCGTGTCCGTTGTCAATAAGAACTATCATGTTTCAGTCAGTTGTGGGTGGTTGTTGGTAAGTCCGAGAATTGGGAGATTATTCTCATCGCGTCTTTCTTATCGACCGCGCCTATGATTTCGTTGATGATTTCGGGCAACTCCTTCATGTGGCTCTTGCGCCGTTTGGCGTGTTCAAACATTGACTTGATCTCAACCACAATCAGACCCACGCCGAACAGCAGGGCCGCGAATGGGAGAAAGTAGAATGTGAACAGAACGCCCAAGCAATCTACAAGGAAGCCTATCAGCAGGAATCGCCAATACTCGCTCATCTTCGCTATCGTTACGCGCAACTTATGGGAGTGGACGCGCTGATTGGTTTTCTTCGCCGTGTAAACTCCGTCCCATAAATCGAGCATAATGGCGATGATTACCAGTAGGCTCACGGCGAGGAACACGCCGAGGAAGAGGAATATTTTGTCAAGTGATAAGATTGATTCCATTGTTGAGATTGGTTAGAGAAGATATGAAACGAATGCGCCTGCGCTTCCGATGACTGCGCCTGCCGTGTCGGCCGCAAGGTCTTTCCAGCAGAAGTGATTGCCTGCCTGCTTGCGGTCATGTGCCTCTTTCAACACGCCGATGGCAAGTGTCACGAAGAGGGCGGCTCCGTAGGCGGTGGCAGTGCGTGCGCCGGGGTTGTCGGGCATGAGGTTGTAAATCGCGTTGGCAATAAAGGTCGATGCGAGTATTGCCAAAATGAGGCTCACAATGAAGTGAAGCACTTTGTCGGTTGGTACTTTTTTCATGATGAATCTATTATTGGTTCGGCGCAAAGTTACCCATATACTACCCCTGCCACACTTTAACTTTTGTGACGCGACACAAGAACGGCGCAAGATTGCTCCTGCGCCGTGCCTGATTTTAACGATATGAGAGTATCAGAATCAGTGATGCGTATAGGTTGTATAGTAGTCCGGCTTCAAGCCAAAAGACAAAGTGCCTGCGGTCTATCGCCAGTCCGATAAGTGTTGCCGTGAGTGCTATGTATGGCACTCCGCTTGTCAGTATGAGCCATACCAGTGCCGACAGCCCCAGTATTATGGCGGCTCCGCTGTGGACGTGATTCGTCAGTTCCTCACGGAAAGCAGGAGCGGCCGCAACAAATAAGATAGAGGCGACTATGAAGAATGCTACGAACTGATAATTGTCGGGCGTGACATTGAGCAGAGGTACAAGGGCGAGTGTTCCTGCAATAGTCGTGCAGGTCGGGAAGAGCCACTTCTTCTGTGTTTTGTAGTAGGTTTCGCTGATGGATGTCGGCACTCCTACGTTAAGTATGTACGCTATGAGATACAGCGTCATGATTGTGCATGACAGCGTCACGCTTATAAGTTCCGCTATCATCATAGTTCGCTCTCGAATTTAGTCCAGTCAATAGCGGCTTTCTCCTGCCACGATTTGTTGTAGCACTCCTGCGAGAACATCATGAGAGCGTCCGTGAAACTCTCAAATTCCTCGGCATCGGCGAACTCATGGAAAGCAGGAGAGCCGTCCGGGTAATCTCCCAGTTTGAATTTGAGTGGGAACATGGCGGCTCCCAGTCGCGGTATCTTGACCGAAAGCCCGGTGATGTTGCGCTCGGCTTCCTCATCATAGCGGACCGGCACGCCTTTCCATTGGAAGCCGTTGCGCTTGCGCTCGTCAGCGTCTGCTGAGAGCTGCGCGTTGATGACCGCCTTTATCTCGTCAAGTGTCGGACGGCGGTTGAATGTATGGCGATACTCGTATGTGCTTCCCTCTGCTGTTTCATAAAGACCGAAGAAAAGCACCCATGTGTTGCGCCCTGTTCGTTGCAGGCTGTCCTGCCTTACGGTTGTGCCAAATATCTTTTCCATATCGTTATTGGATTTTTGGCACAAAGATAAGGGTCTGCGCTTTGCAGACCCTTTTAAGTTTAGTGACGTGTCACGCTTTGGGGTGTGATGGTATTCGGTGAACGAGAACTTCTGCTTGTTGCCGTCAAAGATTTCGCTCACGATGGTTGTCTCAAACGGAAACCCATCCTCAATGTCCGAGATTTGGTCAAGGATGTTCTTCATCTCTTCGCTTGCGGTGAAGAATTTTCCCCACTCGCCGGTCGCCTTGACCTTGAATGATACGAGATAGCGGCTGTTGCCGTATGAGGTGTCCATCTCTACCTCATAATCGTGAATCTCTAACTCTTTGTTTTGGATTACGCCTAAGCGCATGACTTTGCCGGGAAAGCGTTTCTTTCCATCGGCAGGAGTGTAGGTCACTCCCATTTCTGAAAACTTTTTCATACGTTTACCAGTGATTAAGTGAAATATATACTTACAGTCGGCATGGCACGCCATACCCTTGAATGAGCCTATGATTTCCTGTCTGCGTTTCCGCGATTTCACCTTTGCCAGTTTACGGGCCGCGTTCTGCTTCGTGCGCCTGCGTATTCGGGCATAGTCGCCGAAATTCACATAACCAAGTGCGTCCATCCCTGCTGTTATGGGCGCAATCCTTTCGCTCGGTTTTATTGTCAGTCCGAGTTTTGAACTCTCTTCATGTAAGCACTCCCTTAATCTCCATAACTCTCTTTTACTTTCTGCCAGTATAAACGTATCGTCACAAAATCTGAAATAGTAAGTCGCTCCGTGTTTCTCGATCATGGCGTGGTCGAGGTCGTTCAGATAGAGGTTGCCGAAAAACTGCGATGAGCGTAAGCCCTTACTGATACCTATGTCCCCATCGGGGTGCAGGGCTTTCACGAAATTCCGCAACATCGGCAATAATATCGGGTCGGATATGTATCGCTCGATAATGGCAATCATATCGTCATGAACTATATGGTCGTAATATCCTTTGTAGTCCGACTGGTAATAATACTTCAGATTCGGGTTAGCCTCTATCGCGGCTTGTATCTCATGGAACAATCCGTGTGGGCCTCGCCCCTTTATGGAAGCGGCCGTGTTTTCAATCAAGACTGGAGCAAGCCGCCTTTCGACAACCTCCATTATGGCGTTGCTTCCCATGCGCTCCACTACAATGGGTGCTTGTACTATCCTTGTTTTCGGGCCGTCCTGCGTTTCAAAAGAGGTCAGTTGGGTTATACAGAATCTTCCACTGCTTATAGAAAGTCTGAGATATTCCTTAATATCTTTCTTTTTTCGCACGTATCGCGCCTGCCTCTTCGTGTATTCCCTGCCGTCAATGATAACTGTATCCTTTTTCTCGCTGTCCGTAGCAGACTGTCGCAGGTTGCTTATTACGCGATTGAACGATGATTCTAAATTGGCTTCCGTGATTATCTCCGGGATGAGATTGCATAAAGGATAGTTGACCGAGGGGCAATCCTCGGTCAACTCCATGAATGTCGCTATGTCTGTGACCGCCTTCCGGTCCTGTGGAGAGGAGCATTGCCCCTCTCCACTGTTGGTTATAATGTTCTTCCGGCTTTCCATATTGTTATGCTGTTGCCGAGGCGCAAACCCCTCGGAGAGTGCTGTGCTGACACGCAGGCGTGCAGGGTCATCCGATTGTGTTTAACCATTCAGAATTTGAGCCGACCACCGTAGTTCGTGTTCGAGTTCGAAGAAGCGTTGTTCGCGTTCGCATAAGCGAGGCCGCCATTCGCATTCGAGTTGTTGCCCGACCGCAAAACCACACGGCGCGCGGGGTTATCTGCCTTTCAAGGTGCAAAGTTACAAAATTTTCGCCTATCTCGACTCGCTTACGCGAGAAAAGGAGAGGGAGCAACCTCCCGTTGGTCGGTTCTCCCTCTGCGCTTTTTCGTGATGACGAGTTACGCTATGCGACAATGACGAATTTTCCGCGGAAGGCGAGCCGACCACCGTAGTTCGTGTGCGAGTACGAAGAAGCGTGGTGCGCGTCCGCATAAGCGAGGCCGCCATTCGCATACGAGTGGTTGCCCGACCGCAAAACCACACGGCCACGGGAGCCGGGTAACCAGTGTCCGGCGGCATAGTGAGTCGTGTACTTGCTTGTGTCGGTCTGATGAACCTTGCTTGCAAGAATATCACATTTCGCGCCATGAACGACACGTACAACGCAGTTGCCGTTGCCAGTCACTGTCTGAACGACACGCTCCGTTTTTGTGACAGGGTCATAGATATGCGCCTTGTAGTCAATCGGGTCGTCATTGTTGTTGTCAAGACAGCGATTCTTATAGAACTCCGCATAACTGCGCACGTTGCAAGCGATATAGTCCATCCATTCCGAGTCACAGCCGACATAGTGCTTGAGTCCCAGTATTGAGTTCATGGCATTGCCGACATATTCCGTGTCAGCCATACCGATGGAGTCACGTCCGTTCAGCGTTGCGTCATGCGCTCCGTTGCCGACAACAGCCTGCTCGTTGGTCGTTCCGCTCAACGCCCACCATAGGTTGCTGATTTCCTTGTGCTGTTCGTAGTCTTGCAACTGATAGCCTGCTCCGCGCCTGCGAGTGCTGTTTTGGAAATCTTTTGCCGTGTAGTGGATAGTCCCGACTGGGGTTTCGGTCGGATTGCCGTCTGAATCATACGCCCACTCGGACGAGGTGGTTGAATTGCCGTCACCTTTCTTTGAACGGATTGCACCCGAAAGACTGCGAGGCATTTTCAGTCCGTCAATCGTAATCGGGTATGTTCCGATGAGGCTGTCGTTATCACCGACCGTGTGTTCCGTCCATTCTGGTTCGATCGCCTCAATGTGTGAACTGTCTACGGCAAGGCACATGATGTCGCCGATGTCACGGTATGAGGTGAAGTACATCCACTTTGCACCGCTCGGCACATCACAGAAGATGTAGTTGCCGATTGAGAAGTCAAAGTAGGTGTGGCTTACCTGCATGATGAATGAGCCGACAATCTTGCCGTCAGCGTCAGTAAACACTGCGCCGAGGCGTGCGTGGTTGAGTCCGGGCCAGCGTACTTGCTTCATGCCCTCTACGTCCATGCGATAGGCGTTAGTGTTTGAGGCTGTGGCTATGACTGTATCATCAATGGTTTCGCCTACTTGCGCCTCGTCTGCATAGACCCCGGTGTTCTCGGCATAGAGCAATTCTGAAAGCATAGCCTTGACGCTCTTGTTGACGGTCGATAGAGGTTCGTCATCCGTTGTGGAATACAAGATGTATTTCTTCTGATTCTTGTAATCGTTCACACCCTTGTACCAGTGGTGCGGCAGGTGGTGTAAGATGTCAAAACCCTCTCCGGCTTGGTCGGAGTTGTCAAAACTCTCGCCCGAATTGAGGTAGCCGAAATCGGTGTCGCTCAACTGCACTCCCTCCATTTGATTGAGTTTGGAATTGAACGTACACTTGAAAGCGTGCGTACCCTGCTTGATTTTGAGGGTGTGACCGCTCGGCGCGAATGCCTTGTTGTAGTCCGCGCCAGTCTGATTTTCGGGGTTGCTATACCTTTCGCAGAAATCTCCGCTGATGATGTCATCAATCTTCAGCAGAGAGAACTGGGAGTTGATGAGATCAAGTTCGGGGAAATAGTTGCTCAGTGTTGTCATGCCTGCATTGCCGTCTGTGTCAGCATCCTCAATGAGTTCCGATAATATCCAACGGCCCGTGATGCCCGAACACTGTCCGTTCTCTTCGTAGGCTTTGCCAGTCGCGTCAAGTCCGATGGCACTGGTCTTGCGCAGCTGACGCAGAACCGACACACTGGCGGTCATGTTGATGTTCGGAATGCGGACCTCGCGGATTGCTCCTGCCTCTGCGATTGTCATCACAAGGCTCTCCACGTCCACGAAGTCGCAACCCTCTACCCACAGACGGTTGATGCCGTTGACGCTTGTTAGTGTCAGACCGCCGGGATATGTGAGCCTCGGCAGGTTCACAAGTTCCAGTTTGGTTACTGACGCAGGCAGTTTCAGCGTTTCGATAGGCGATGTCTGCGCGAGGTCGCAGTTGGTAAGCGGTGTGTTGCTTGCGTTGATTGACTCAATGCGCGGAAAGCCCTTTGCATCAATGCCAGTAGCCGTGGTGTTGCTCACGTCAAAGATACGCAGGAACGGCATATCTCCCAACGTCAGGTTGCCGAGAGGATTGAAGCCGTTGAGCGCGGTGTTCTCGGTATGCTTGTCACCGCCCAGTATGATTTCTTCGGCAAGCTGCAGTTTGCTCAAATCGTCAAAGTGGAATGCGAGGGACATTTCCGAAAGGTCAATCTTGCTCATGCGTCCGGTCTGATAGATGTAGAGCAATGCACCTGCGTCATGAGCGAAACTGGTAAAAGCGTGGCTTTCTCCTGCTTCCAAAAAGACGGATTCCGACAACTGACCGCTTGCATCGTTGCCGATGCCGAAGTAGCCGGAGGCGGCTGCGGTGATATAGATTTTGGAATCGGCTTTGATTGCCGACACACGTCCGCTCAATGGATTGGTGAAGAAGTCGCCAGTCTGATAGTAGCCATCGCGGATTGCCCAACGCTGTTCGATGAATCGTGGCAGTGTTGTCAGTCCCAGGCCGTGAAGCGCGTAGAAGTACGGCAGGTTTGCTATGCCTGTGTGGTCTATATACTTACGCTCTCCATCATACGAGGATATGACTTTAGGCCAGAACAGCAACCGCTTCTCGACAAAGAAATACAATGCTCCGTCAGGCGAGAACGGAACCATTGTCTTGCCGTCAATCTGCGCTGTCTGATTACGCATTCGGTTTACGACACTTTTCAGCGATATGGTTGTAACGCCGAGGTCGTTGCTGTTCCAGCATTCCTGCTGACGGTCCATGTTGTTGAAGAGTACCGAGCCATAGCCCATATAGGGGTTGGTGTAGCCGGTGGCTTCATCGGTCATCTTGTTTGGGTTAATCTCCGCGTCTATGTCGCGACCGCCGTCATTGTCAGCGCCGTTGCAGGTATCGCAGTCATATACTTTGTTGAGGTACATTCGGGTCGGCTCCATGTTGCGGTAGCCGGAATAAACGCCGTTCTCTACCGAACAGCCGTCCTCCAAGAAGAACATAGGCTGCATATTCTTGGCTCGTTGGTCTACGGCCGCGAGGTAGTCGGTAAAGGCGGTGTATGCCATCGCGCTTTCAAGTGACATGTAGCGATAGGCATTTTCGCGCCATATTTTCTCCCACCCGGTTACTCTTGAGTAGTCGCAGGAGTTGAAGAAACGCAACATGTTGAAGAGGTCGTATGGAACTTTCTTGCCGAGTGCCAAATCCTCTTGGAGTTGGTCATCGTCAATCATGCACTCAAAGTAGTATGTCCATGCAGGATATTCCGTTGCGGCAAGTCCGAGTTTGCGAACCCACGAGGACATCTGCGTTGACGGCTTCATCATATCCTCGACAGTGGCCACTCCCTGCCACCAGTCCATGCCTGCGTATTGTAGGAGTTCGTATCCGCTTACGGGGTTAAGTACATCGCCGGTTACAACCCACCTGCCGTTGACTTGCTTCATAGAGCCTGTCGAGCGCGTCCATGCGCCGTTCTTGTAGCGATAGATTGCATAATCGCGTCCGCAATATTGCGAGATTAGGTACACGTTTTTGTGTGCGGCCTCGGTATTGGTTTCGGGGTCTGCTATGAATCGTGCCTCGGTCTGCGCAAGAGTTTCTTCGGGAGTACCGAAATATTCCACAAAGTCACCGTAGTTAAGACAGCCCTTGTTGTAGCCGGGTGTGTCCTTGAAGCCGAGGGCAACTTGTTCTCCTTTATCCTCTTTCCAGTTACCTTTGGCATGAAACCATGCGTCCTGCAAAGTGTCAGTAGTTGCGCGGAAGCAGGCTATCGGGTGGTTCTTGGTTGAGTGGTCCATCTCCAGTCCTGTCAGCACATCACCGCCTCCGAGGTCTTGCGTTCCGTCATAGGCTCTCTGTGCAGGGGTCATGTACGATGATCCGAGAGCGCGGAATGTGGCGTTCATAAGGTCGCATACTCCGCAGTCGTTGGCGTTACTGCTGTCCGAATAGTCAACCTTGACTGTTACCACATCTACGAACATACCGGTTTCCGACACATAGACCTTGTTGTGCTTCGCCGCCAGTATCGCCTTGCGTCCCAGTTCCGTGCTGTCATCGGGATTGAGCAGGGTGACGGTGGCTTTAAGTCCAGTCGTTTTGTTCTTCTTATTGAAGTTGAAGCGGTCGTTCTTGATAGGTCTTTGTGCGGATGTAGTTCCCTGCCTGCGCCAAAGTACGTTGACAGCCTTGAAGTTGCATTCGGGATGCTGTGGGTTGAAGTAGTAGAGTGTGCAGGCGAACTGGTCACTGGTTGATGTGCCGCCGTTCAGAGCATAGTCAAAGTTGTTGAATGTGGTCTGGTCGGCAACAATCACATAGTAAGGGATACCCTTGGCTGACATAAGCGACATAGATGGTTTACCGGTTGTGTCGAGGACGTTTTCTTTGTCATACTCTGCAATCATGGCGTTCACATTGCTCAACTTGCAGAGGTAGTTACGGAATGCCTGCAACCATTCCATGTACGAGCTGTATGGCATGAAGTAGTTGAGGTTGAAGTCGCCGTTCTCCGAATTGAACGTGATTGTCTTGTTCTGACGCAGTGCGCTCGTCCCCGGCTGATAGCCTATGGCCGCGCACTCCTCGCCGTTGACGTAGAGTTTGACAAAGGAGTAGTTCGTTCCGCTCGATGCGTCAGAGGCTTTGTATGTGACATACTTGCTGCCCGGCTCCACGACCACGGCGACTGTTATCTTCTCTCCGCATTTGAAGCCTACGCGCTGTCGCCTCGGTGTGCCGTTAAGCACCGTCAGCACAATCTCGTTGCCACGGATATAGAAGCCGACACCTGCCGCAGGGTCGTAGCACTCGCATAGCATGGCGTTTCTATCCTTGATGCTCTTGGTGGAGAATGCCAACTGGATGGCGGCTCCGCTCGTTTCAAGAGCAGAGGACGAGAACGGAGCGTAAGGAATCTCCGCTTTGACATTCTCCGCGATGCGCAGGACGTTCTCACCGAGGACTGACACAAAGCCGTTGGAGTTCCAGTTGCTCCCGATAACGTTCATGGTGTAGCCGTTGTCCTCTATGGTGTGGTCGCTCTCGCTGTTGTTGCGCGTGGAGAAATCGAAAGCGAACAATGCACCTTCTTTGATTTCTGCGTCAATTGCAGAACCCTCGACCGTCAGAGTGATTGTTGAGGACTTGGATGTTCCGCTCTTGGCGAACACGTCAAAACTCTTGCTTCCGTCCGAGGCATAGCCTTGTATCTGCTTGGTGACGTTGAGGGTCTGACTGGCTTCGCAGTTGGCGGTGGTGGCGGTGTGCCCGTCAATCACAACCTCTATGGCGGTTCGTGTCTTGCCCGGAGTGTAGGCGGCCACGTCAAGCGCGATGGAATCATAAAGACGTACCTTGCCGCCGTTGCGGTCATCGTAGCGCATGACTACAATCGGCGTGGTGTTGCTTGCGTCAACGCACATCACGGCGGTATAGATGGTGTTGCCGGTCACACCCGAAGCGAGGTCTTTGCCCTGTATGCGCAGGGGATAAGAGCCGTGCGCCAGTTTTTCGGAATTTCCGAACACGTTGTTCGGGTCGATGCTGATGTTGTGGCTGTATTGGTCTGTGATAGTAGCCGTACCGAGGGTGCGCCATGCGCCGTTGTAGAACATCTCGGTTGTCACCAGTATGCCCTGCTTTGTGCTGACGTTGTTCTCAAACTTATACATCGGCAGGCTCTTCTCCCTGCCTCCGGCTTCAAGAGCGGTGGCGGCTGAATAGTTGAGGGTCTGCACGCAGGTACACGTCACGTCCACGGCAGTAACGCTGATTACGCGCGTGCGCTCGTTGCCGTCTGCGTCAGTGGCTTTGATTTTGTAGTCCTTGCTCGATGCGGCCGTGATGAAGTCGGTAAAGTCGAAACTAAACTTTAGGTCATTGGCCGAGGTAGAGGACGGCTGATTGACAACCTCGCTCCACAACTCTATGTCGGTTGTGGGGTCGATGATGCTGAGTGAACGGATTGTCCCAAGCACCTCATCCTCTCCGTCATAGGTTACGCTCTTGATGGCGGCTGAAAGCATGATTTTACTTCCGAACGCTCCCCACACTGCGGATTCGCAGTAGATGGTGAGTGTGCTTCCGCTCTGACCGCCTCCGTTACTCTTCGGTATCTTCACGGAATCGCCGAGTGGATTACCTGTTTTGCTTACGGCCTGAATGATGTAGTCCGTGGGGTCGGGTTCTATCTGCAAGCCTCCGAATGAGCGTTGCTCCATGTCGTATGCACCGCCAGTAGAGAGGGCTTTCGTGCCGTTTATCTCCGGCTCGTTGGAGAGGTCGAAGGACAGACCTCCACCGCCGCCGAAGTCGGGCCACAGGTCATCGCCGTTGGTAGCGGATATGTCGGTTATCTGACCGACAAACTGCTTGGTTTCCCATACATGGGGTGTCTTGGAGGAATCACGGCGGTATGTGATGATAAGACCTGCCTTGAGATAGTTGACCCCAGTGGTGTCACGCAGGTCTATGAGGGCTTGAATGGCAAGCGACATGGTATAATCCTTGTCCTCGCATACCTCATTCACATTCACGATTGCTTCCGCGCCTGCGCTCATGCCTGCGAGATCGAGCCAGTTTTCGCTATTCAGCACGTCCTCGCTTTCAAGCGATGTGCCTACATACTGGTAAATCTTCCATGAGCCGTGAGCCACGGCAAAGGTTATCTGCAAGCCATAGTTGGCTTTGTTTTGGGCAACGACAACGGCAGGCGCGTAATACTTGTCGGTCTTGTCGTTCATGGTGTAGAACACCTTGTCGGGGTCGGGCGTGGGAATTTCGGCGGTGAGGTTGAACGTATTGCCTACCGATGCACCGCCGACCTTTACAAGGTCTTTGCCGTCATAGCGGTAGAGGTCGTTCTTATAACGGAATATAACATCATCACGGACTACGCTGAATCCGTGGAACGATGTATTGTAGTCGCTTAAACTGAATCCCGATGGCCACTCTCCGCTTGCGGGCCACATATAGCAGTTACCGCCCTCGTTGGATGCGTTGCGTCTGAACCATACTCCAGTGGCAGGAACATTGTCCTCGTCATAAAAGCCGTCAAATGGAAGAATGGCTATGGCTCTTGTCCTTGCGACATTGTTTGACAAGTCCATTGTGATGTTCGTGACATCGTTTTCCAAGAGTGCGCCTGCATCGCCAGGGAATGCGGTGTTGGCTGTGCGCCCCAGTGCGAGGTCATTGCCGATGATGACGAGCTGCGAACCGCTCCAACGATAGGTCTTGTTATCCGATGTGGAGATATAGACCTTGCCCCCCTCGGGTACTCGGCCGTCAATGGTCGCTTCTCCGAAAGAACTGCCGTCAAGCCAATTTTTGTAGTAGGTGAATGCCGACTGGATGAGGGCAACTTTCTCTCCTTGAATATCCCAAAAGTCGCCTACGTTAATTACTGGTGTGGAAACTCCCTCAATCGTGGCCGCAGGCTGATTGAACAACTTGATAGGTCTTCGTATGTTTATCCAGTCCGCGCGTTGCTCATCGGTGATTGTGCGGTTGGATACTGCAAGCAGGAATACGTTGTTTTCGGTATCGTAAACCACCATGCAGCCTGTATCGGTTGAATTCTTGCTGATTGATACGGCAAGAGGTGTGACACCCGATACCATTGCATTGAACTCGACCACGTCATCTACATAGCCGGGCAGTTGGGCTGACGGCACTTTGCCGCCTGCGTCCAGACTTGCTATGCCGTTAGGCATACCCTTGCTGTTGGTGATTGACTGGATGTTGCCCTCGGCTGTGCTTATGCGCGTTTCGGCACTGGATACGCGAGTTTTCAGACCCGACACATCAGATGTAAGGGTGTTGACCGAACTGCCGATAGTGTTTATCTGCGTGCGTATCTGCTCAATGCTCTGCGCATTTGCCGATACATCTTTCGCCAGTCCTTTCAAATCAGCGTCAAGGGCCGCAACGGCATCGTTGTACTGTTGGCTGTCAATGGTCGGGTTGCCTGCCGATTCACCAGTCGCTACCCATGCACCGCCGTCTGCGATGTATAGGGGCGCGGGCAGGGTGTTGCCGACTAATGCCCACCAACCGTCATGCGGTAACGGATATGCCTCACGGAGTTTAGTCACGTCAAGGAAGATACCTTTGTTGGGGCCTTTGATGTTTCGGGCATCAAGCCATCCCTCAACTTTCAGATTCTTCTTGACAGTCGTATTCCCCTGTATGGTCGCGTTACCGCCTGCGGTGACGTGTCTGCCGATAGCCACATCACCCTCAATTTCGGTTGTCTTTATCTGACTCATACTAAAAGTTGTTTGCTAAGTTCTGACATTACTGAGGATAGTTCGCTCTGACCGATTGTGGCAAGTACAAGCGAGGCGGCTTGATAGACCACCGACATATAGCACCGCTCCGGGATTTCGATACCGCCGTCACAATCCACTTTCGGAAGAGGGATATAGACGGCTTGCTCAACGGTCGCGGTCTTGTCCTTGCAGGAAAATAATTCCAGCGCACGGCCCTCGGCTCGGCTGACAATAGCCACAACTGGTTTCTGCGGATTTCCTCGCAGTCCCTTGTAGCGTGAGAATTGCAGCTGATACTGAGGGTCGGCGGCTGTGATTGGTTCATACACTGGTCGCTCCCAATCACTCATTTTGAAGATTAATAGGCGCATGAAATCTTCGGGCAGGAGTGTCCAACCCGAACCTTTGCTTCGCCAAAAGACGGCATCGCCGAATGGCAGACCGCCGTCAAGCAGGTGCGTGGGTGCTTCGGTCACAACCCTGCGCACAGCCTCGACAATCTTGGAGCGCACAATATCGTTCAGCGACAGGGTGTCAATATCCTCATCGGCTATCAGTTGTTCGCTCGTCTTGTTTTCGTCTATGGCGATACGCACGTCACGCGCAATTTGCAGGATTTTGTACACCATATCGCCGGACGTTTACACGAAGATTATCTCTACGTTGTGGGCCTTGCCTGCATTGATGATGTCCTCGCGGTTGCGCAGCTTGCTACGGACGTAGCCGAAAGTCTGCTCAAGGTAGTCCTTTGCATCATCGTTGCAGGAAAATTCAACCTGCGTGAGCGGTGCGGTCGGCGCGGATTCTTCGGGCTGTTCCTCGGATGTCGCGCCGTCCTCGGCGTTGACCTCGGCGGCTGCGGCTGCGGCTTCCTCGGTAGGTTCGGGGACTTTCTCGGCTTCTGCCGTGGGTGTGGGCGTGGGCGCAGGCTTGGGTCGCTCTGCGATTGCAGTAGCAGGCTTGGGTCGCTCGATGTGGATTTCTTCATCCAGTTCTATGGTTCGGACAATGCGGATGCGTCCGCGCTTGAACTCGTTGCTGTTCTCTATTGCCTGCTGAATGAGGAAACTACTGGTGGTGTATGTGGCAGGTGTCACGCCGATGGCATTCATACTGCCTCCAGTAAATGTTACCTTGAGGGTATTCTTACCGAAGCGGATGATGCTCTGATATTCCATCATGCCCGACACGCCGTAAGTTATTCTCTTTTTTTTCATTGTTGTGGCATTTATTAAAAGAGGCGGACGGCATTTCTACCAGTCCGCCTCTCTGTTGTTTACTTAGTCTTGATGGGCCTTAGACGCTGATTACATCGCCAACCTCATACTCGCTCCACGTTGTTGTGGTCTTGGTGGTCGCGGAAGCACCCTCACCTGTGGTAGTGGTTGTGTTCTTGGCACGCCAAAGCGTACCCTTGACAGCGGTGGCCGCAATACCGGGACAGTCGCTCAGCAGGTAGTAGATACCGCCGTCAACCGGCGATTCGGGTGCGGTAGAGCCTTCGTAGAACAGATAGTGGGCTGCGTCCTCGTTGACGTTGTCGTTGGCGGTGGTGTCCTCGCCGTTGATCCATAAGTGGCACGAGCCTTTGAGGGCGATTGCATCCCATGTGAGAATGCTCTCGCGTGTTGCCTCTTCGCCCTCCACGCGGTCAGACGATGAGTGTTCGGCGGCGAGAACGTAACGCACAAGGCGGTCGGGCGAAAGCAGGAATGCCGAGTTACTCCATCCGAGGCGGTCAAAGGTCGGCTCACGCTTGAACTCGATGTCGCCGAACACGGTGTGAATGGCGGTAACGGTCCATCCGAACTTGTTGGTCTTGACGTCAATCTTGACCTCCGGGTGCTTCGAGAAGTCGATGCACTGGATGTTCTCAAGGAAGTTCTTGCCGCAGAGGGCCAGACCACTGCTCGGAACGTCCTCGCCGGTGAAGAACATCTTGGCAAGAGCGATGAACTCTTCGTAAGTCCACTTGCCGATGTGCTGAATCTCTTTCTTCACCTGATAGCGCACGCCCTCAGAGAAGTAGATATCCTGCACGCCGACTTCGGGTGTGTTCACCTTAATTTTGCCCTTGCGCCCGGCAAGCAGGGAACGGTTGGTGTCGCACTTGAACTTGGTGAGTGCGGCCTCGGCGATGATTGCCTTGGTGAACGGGATACGCTTCTTGACGGCATCGAAGTAGTCCGACACGATGCGGTTCATGCCACGCTTCTGCAAGAACACGCGAGTGGGCTGCGGAACGAACAGGTCGGGGTCAACCTTCTTCTGCGTTTCATAGAGCGCGTTGCCGAGCAGAATGAGTTTCGTTCCGGCGGGAATTGCTGGTGTGGTGCAATACTCGGCATCGGTGGTTGACTTGGGACCGTTCACGGCGCGACAGATGGGGTTGCCTGTTGTGGGGTCGTGACCGACAACAAACAGCATGAGGTCTTTGCCGGGCGTTGCCTTGCTTCCGTCCTCGGTATATCCGTCAACACCAACGGCAAGCAACGTGCCGTAGGGGCGCGGAATCTGCTGGTCGTCGCCGTCAAGGGAAACTACGAACTGATTGCTTGTGCCTTTGGCAACGGCGGCGGTTGTGGTCACGCAGGTGCGAGGCTCGTCAATCATGTAGTGGTCAACTTCGGGCGATGTTACCTTGACACGCTTTGCTTTCAGCGCAATCTGCATGAGAGGGGTGTCATCGCCCTTAAACTTGTAGAGTTCTTCGTCAAGGTCGGGCTGCACGAGGTTGCCACCGTCAATGCCGCCAGTTGCCCCTGCGAGATTGCCCACAGTAGCGGCTGCTCCGCTTACCTGCGAACTGACTCCGGCTGAGCCGGGGGTCGGGGTGGGATTTGTACCACCAACATTTACTGTTTCTCCGTCCATGGTTGGAAAAATTTTGAGATTAAAGATTTATTTATTGTCGTTTTCAATGAAATTGCCTTTGCCTATTCCACCAGTCGCGGATGCAAGATTGCTGACGGAAGCGGTCGCGCCTGCAACATGACTGCGGATTCCTGCCGAACCTTTTGTCGGTGTTACCTTATAGCCCTCATCGGGGCAGTGTACCACAACGCCGTCCATGACTACATGGCTTCGTTGGCGAGGTCAAACATAGACTGCTCCTTGCGCGTCGGTGCCGCGCCCTGTCCGTTCTTGCCTCCGATTGGTGCTGTGCCGTCACCTTTCTTGCTCTTGCGCAGTTTTTCCACAACCTTGGCGTTGCGTCCTGCTATCTCTCCCTCTTCACCTGCGGCCGCTACATCGGCATCGTAGTTGAGAGCCTTGCAGGCCATGTCAAGAGTTTCGGTGCTGAACTTGCCCATAACGCCGTCACGGACTATGCCGAGTAGGAGTTCTACGACCTTGTCAATCTGCTCATCGCTCATGCCTCGCTCGGACTGGAACTGACGGAGAGTTTCAAGAGTGGTGTCCATGTTCTTATCATACTCTTCGTCCAGTTTCTTGGAGTTGGCTACGCGCTCGACATAATCCTTGTTGGCTTCGGCAATCTTGTCCTGCATTTCGGGGTCGTCAAGCACGTCCTTGATTTCTACGCCGAAGTTGCGCACGAGACCGAGAACCGGGTCAGTGCCGTTATGCATATCGGTGAGGAACTGCGCACTTCGAGGGTCGGCCGCGAACATATCCGACAGAGATTTCTCCCTGCCGCGATACCCCTCCAACTCTGCCTCGTAATTGTCGTAATCATCGGAAATCTGTCCGTAGATTTCCTCATCGTCCTCGAATTTCTTTTCGGGGTATTTCTTGCGCAGCCGTTCAAGGTGTTGGTCGCGCCTGCTCTTAACTTCGTTATTATCAGCCATTATTTTGAAAATCTTATGGTTGGGTCATTATCTATGCGCAAAAATAAGTCTATAAATTCGGGCGCGACTTTTAAGTTTTGTGACGTGAATTAGGTAACTTTGCATAGGAACTACCAATCAACATCGCAATGGAATAGATGGCTAAACATTTCGGTTCTATAATGGATTTCACAAGTCAGCGCAATGATGACCTCATGCGTGCGTATCGTGAGCAACTCGCCTTGGCGAATTACATTATTATGCCCGAAATTTTTGAGAAGGTGGCTGAATCACCTGCAAGACGCTTTTGGGTTTCCGAAGAGCGGGCCGCCGTGGAGGTGGCGCGTATGTTGGTTGGCAAGCCATTTTCGCGTATGCGTCAGAACAAACGCGAGATGTTTGAAGAGATATTTCGCAGGTACTTGGCTCTCCGCGGTTTGCACCCCGATAAATCGCTCTTTGAACTGGTGTCTAAGGTTGTCCATCAGCCTGCGCCGAAATTCTATCTTACACCTCGCACAGTAGGAGAATTCATATACCGCATTAAGAATGGTTGGTATGACAAGCAGTTTGACCGATATAGACAAGATATTGACGGAGAATGACCGCCGTAATGAGGTGATGTATGCTTCGTTCAACCCGATTACTGGAGAGGGTTCTATTGGGGAAAGGGTCAAGGTATCTATCTCCGATTTCGTCATGCCTATCCAGTGGTTGCCTGCGGAAATGATGTCTATCCCTTTTGTCAGCAAACTGGTTAAGGCAGGCTCTATTGACAGATTCCTTTCGGAGGTCCTGCACGTTGAGCCGAACGACACAGACCATGACAAGGTTTCCGAGAAGTTTATACGCCTGCGCTATCGGCACGATTTTCCCTTTTGGGCCGCAACCCTTGTGTGGATTCACAACAAGGATGCAGGCTCTGACGTGCTGTTCCGGCTACGCTATCCGCAACGCATACTGGTGTCGTGCTTTGAAGAGAAGCGCAAGGCAGGGTTGCCTATTCGTCTTATCCTGCTGAAAGCACGTCAGTGGGGCGGCTCCACTACGACCCAGTTGTATATGGAATGGTTGCAGTTCTTCCACAAGCGAGGACTGAACTCCCTTATCATCGCACATCAAGGTACGGCATCCGATGAAATCAAGGATATGTTCGACACGATGATTAAGGAGTACCCGATTGAATTGCTCTACGACATGGGCGCGTCATACGACCGCAATGCCCCTAAAATGGTCGGTGTCGGTAAGTCCGGCTCAACATGGCGCGTTCCACAGCGCAACTGCAAGATTAAGATTGGTACTGCCGAACGCCCTGACGGTTGCCGTGGCGGTGCTTATTCGCTCGTCCACCTCTCCGAGGTCGGGATATGGAAAAAGACTGACGGCAAATCTCCCGAAGATATTGTGCGCTCTGCCTGTTCGGGTATTCTCCTGCGTCCGCTCACAATGATTGTGATGGAATCAACCGCAAATGGCACTGGCAATTTCTTCCACACCGAATACTCTGCGGCCGTTGACCCTAACACCCCATCCCAGTTTGAGGCATTGTTCATAGCGTGGTTTCAGATCGAGCAATATTCCCTGCCGTTTGAGAGTGGCGAAGAGTTGCGCGAATTTGCAAAATGGCTCTACGGCAACCGGGAGAATGACAATGTTCTGTCATCGCGTGAAGAGTGCGGAAAATATCTTTGGTGGCTGTGGGAAAAGGGCGCGTCACTGGAAGCAATCAACTGGTACATCAAGGAGCGTAGCGGTAAGAACGACCACGGCATCATGGCTTCCGAGTTCCCCTCTGACGATGTTGAGGCTTTCGTTCATTCCGGCACAATGGTATTCGACAAATATCAAGTCGAAGAATTTGAAAACGCCTGCCGTCCTCCGCGCTACATCGGCGATGTATATGCGGATAGTGACGAGGGCGAAAAGGCTCTTGAGAACCTGCGCTTCCATGAGGACAGGCAGGGGCAGTTCTGCATTTGGGTCAAACCCGAAGATGATGACGAGGTGGAGATAACCGACCGATACCTTACGGTCGTTGACGTGGGCGGTCGCTCTGCAAAAGCCGACTGGTCTGTAATTCTTGTTATCGACCGTCTGAACATGATAGAGGGCGGTCGCCCGGCTGTTGTCGCCCAGTGGTACGGACATTGCGACATTGACCGCCTCGCGTGGAAAGCTGCGCAGGTGGCGGCTTACTACAATGAATCGCTCCTTGTCATTGAGAGCAACACACTGGAAACGCATGACCGTGAAAGGCAGGTTGAGGGTGGCGACCAGTCGCAATATATTCTCAATCAGATTTCAACTATCTATCCCAACCTTTATGCACGCCGTCAGTCCGAGGACGAGATTAGGCAGGGCGTTCCGCGCAAATATGGCTTCCATACCAACATTGCCACAAAGCCGATGATTATATCAACGCTCGTCAAGGTCATACGCGAACACCTCTACACGGAACGCGACAAGCGGTGTCTTGATGAATATCTAACCTATGAGCGTAAGCAGAACGGCGCGTATGGGGCAATCATCGGCAAGCATGATGACTTGCTTATGACACGCGCTATCGGTATGCACATCTGCTTCTATGAAATGGATATGCCTCGGATTATCCCCAAACAGCATGGACCGGCTAAAAAAAGAAAAGGCCCCGTTTCCGAGGCCGTTTTCTGATTGGTACTGGGTTCGTTATGCCGCAAGCATGCGTTGTGCCTGCTGTGCGGCTTGCATATTCGCTCCTTGCTGTGCTTGCTGTGCCAGTTCGGGTGAAATTCCTTCGGGTATCTGACCCTGCTCCAGTTGTTCGCGTTGGCTCTTGATGCTTTGCAATAGTCCGTCTGCGAATGGGAAGTCGCCATGTTCAAGCAACTGCTCTACGGAGATTGCCTGCGCTTTCCACAACTCCATCAGCATATCGTTCACGATTGCGCGGTATGCAGGCGTTGACGTGCTTTCGACAATTGACAGGTCAAACTCAACGTCACGGATTTTGCGTGGGTCATATTCAACGATAGCCGAGTTCTTGCCTGCGATGTTGAAAACTCTCGGAGTATCGTAGTATTGCTGAATGTTCTTGACATCCTTTGTCGCGCCATCTCTGATGAACGAAGAGAACGTATCGAGCAGGTCAAGCAACGAGGTTGTTGCGTTCTGCGCCTGCTGATTGTAGAGGCTTGCCGACATTCCCGAATAGCCGGGCTTGCCCTGCAATGCGCCGTTCACGCCCGATATGTCCTCAAAGAATTTCAGCTGCATATTCAGCAACTCGGTTATGCCTATCTGCGTGCAGTTGTTGGCAACCTGCTGTGGCAAGGCTGTGCCTGCCTTTGGCTGTCTTATCATTATCACGCCGTTAAACCGCGCCCACTCGTCTGCAATATCTTCTATTGTCATTCCTTTGGGCAGGCAGTCCTCCGGGAAGAGAAGCACACCCTTTGCACTCGCACGCATAATCCAGTCGTACATCGTGATGAGGCGGTTAGTGTAACGCTGTTGATCGATCACGTTGCTGACGAAAGAATGAATCTCGCCATCAATGAACGGATAAGCCTTGAAAACGTATGGGTGGCTCTTGTGTTCGTAGGGTGTTTCTCCCTCTTCCAGTATGTCGCCGAAAGGAGTGAGCAGATAATAATACCAGTAGGAATCCATGAACCATTCGCACTGAATCAGCGGAACGTCACTCTCGTCCATGCCCAGTTCCTGCGCCTCGCGCTTTCGCTCTCGGTTCACACTGCCGACAAATTCCTCATAGTCCTCCAGTTCGATTTTGAACACATCGCCGTTGTTGACATCGTGACAGCGGTAGCGAGGTTTGCTCTCCTTGCGCCACACCTCAATCACACGGCATCGGGTAATGTCGCGTGGAACGAGGAAATCATAGTATCCCTGCAACGGATGACCGAAAGATTCAAATGCCGCGCCCAATACATTCTTGTCACGGGCATCTTTGTATATGTCCGCAAGACGTTTGTAGTCTGCCGGATTATGCGCGAACCGCTCACACAATTCTTCAAACGATATGTCATGCACCTCTCCGAGGCAGGACACGTCCCAACCACGGAAGTCGCGCATATTGTTATCTATAAAGAAATTGTTAGGCTGAACATAGTCCGTCCAACAATCCAGTTTATCATTGCGCCAGCCATACCACTTGCGCTGTACCACAAAGCCGGAGATTAAGAACTCTTCCATGCATCGGGCGTTAATCTCGGTCATGCGGTTGAGCTGCATATTGCATTGCAGGACGGTTGACATGGTTTCGCCATATTTCTGCTCATCGCGGTCACGCGCCGTGCAGGTCGGCTCTTTGGCCTGACTGCGGTACACGCCCAGTACAGCCTGCACCATTCGCCGGATAAGATTGTTCTTCAGTGCGACATTGCCCTGCGACTTGATGTAGTCCTCTTCCCTCATCATCTTGCCGTCAACGCATATCAAGTCATCCCACTGCCTGCCGTAGGTGTAGTTCTTGTTGCGTTCTCGGTCTTGACGGAATGTTTCCATCGCCTGCCAATACTGCTGTGCCTGCCAAAGAACATCATAGGCTCGGCTACGTCCCAGGCCCTTGCTGTGTGCCACGCTGTCCATTTCACTCTTGGGCATCACGCGGCTTGCTTTATGTAATTTCTTCTTTGCCATTGTCGGTTGGTATGTTGTGGACGGTGCAAAGATAATACCTCGCATCGTCCACAATCATTTAACTATTGTTGCGTGTCACTCAATTCTCTTACCATTTCGCGTTTGAGGGCGATTAAAGAGTCTGTGAGCTGCTGTCGCTCTTGTGCGCTCTTGGCACGGAGTATACTCTTGCTCAATTCTGCTATGTCGTGTTTATAATCTTTGATAATCAAATATCTGTCATAAACAGGAGAAGCCTCCAATTCGTCAAGAAGTTCGTAGTAACGGTCTTCATCCTCTTCTTTGACCTTTCGGATTTTACTCAACCGTGATTTTACGGTTTCATAATCCGACAGCCATGAGGCATTGACATTTGAACGTTCATTACTCTGTGAGTCAATTCTGTCCTTGGCATTGTCAAAAACACGTTTTGCTTTCGCAGACTTGATTGAATCAGAAGCCTCCGTGCTACGCATCCACCCGGTCAATGGGGCCTCACGCATCATCTTGTATTCGGCGTACCTACTTGCAAGTTGATTTGGTGTAAGTTTGCTCGCTTCCAGCGCGTCCATATCAAGTTCCTCGAAATAGACTTTCTCCAACTGACTTGGAGGACAACTAAGCAGACGCGCTACAAGCAGGGCGCATTCGTGTTGTGTCTGCACGTCCGAATTGTAGTCTATAATTGCAGTTGCCCAATCCGTGATTGTCTGAGGGTTGATACCTATTGCCATACCGCCCAAGATATTGATTACATCATTGGCGGCTGCCATTTGGTCTTTGTCTGCTTTTTTGATAGCCTGCAATATGTCGCTGATGATCGGGTTACTCCTGCCGAGGTTATAGATGGATTTCTCATTTGCCCCAGTCAGCATATTAAATCCATCGGAAATCACATCGCCATAAGCAAGACCTTCAATCGGAGCGAATATGGACTGCCGTGTAGCATCTTCCCACTGCTTGTTGTTTTCATCGTCATCGCCGCTAAGTAACAGCAGGGGTGCGACACCACCTATGCGCCAAAGCCACGGGAGAATCCACCCGAACATAGCGAGATTGACAGAGTTCTTGACATACGCGCTATGAATCTCCCTTTTGGCGTTCTTCCGTGCTTTTGCCCATTGTTCATCTGTCCATGCGTCCTCGGTCTCTGGGTAGAGGGTGCGAAGTATCTGTTTAGCCACAAAGTCCTCATTTACCTCTCCACTTATCAGTCGTTTCAGATTCCTTGCGGAGGCATGGGCCTCACGGGTATATGAAGTAGAAGAGTTTCTGAATAGCATGGCTGACGTAGCGTAGAATGTATGGTCTACTTGAACCGGCGCCATGAATGGCCCCTCGCTTGATTGCTGACTTTTGTTGTAGCATAATTCAGCATCTTGTATAGCGCGGTGGTCTGCGTCAGACTCGCTCATACCCCAACGTAGATATTTAGCCTTTCGTGTTTTATATACTCCGTATGACCCCACTGCGATTGTCCATGCGTCCACGCCGATGTTGGGAAGCATACCATACGATGAGGCTTTCATAATCTTGCCGTCATACTCGTTTTCTTTGAGTCGGTAATCACCCGATGTACGGCTAAGGATACGCTTGCGGTAGTTTGGCATATTCTTCCACGCCCATCGGCAAGCCTTGACACCCCCAGTCGCAAGGTCGGTTGCTATGTGCCTCATGTTGACTTCTCCAAAAAATGCGGGTAAAGAGAGCGTCTGTTTTAATGCTGTGAACGTTCTTAATGAGATTTTACCCATTGTGACACCTTTAGCCCCCTGCACCATGAATCGGTCAAACTTGGCACGTTGAGGGTCGTAGGCATCAGTTGCGATGGCGCAACATTCCTCGAAACGTTTCCACAACTGCTCGCCTGCGCCATACACACTGTTCATGGCGAATACCTGTTGTTTCAAACGGTTGTACGAGAGGAGTGTTCCAAAGTCTCGGTTGAGTTCTGCAAAGGCTGTCCAATGGCACATCTCATCAACATGTTTGGCAAGTACATCCATGAAATTACATTTACGCATATTCCATTTTGAAACGCTTGCCACGCGCTTCTTGATAGCACCTGTCTGAACGCTGATACGGTCGTTTGTCTGATTGGATTGACCGTTTTCAACCTCACGTTTCAACGCATCCTTGTCTCTCACAAACGGGAAATAATTCTCGATTGCGTCCATGTTCGCGCCGAACATCCTTTTGTGAACCTCATTCGCACTATCTCCCAGTTGTGGCAAAAGTTCTTCCTGCACCCAATCAGCATATTCTTTTAGTTTAGGATCGAGTGCATTGGTAATGTTCTGCATAGTGGCTTCGTCTATGCCCATTCGTCTGTTTGTGGCACGTCCCATTGGCATCTTGTCAACGGCATAGAGGTACAGCAATTCCCCCTGACCTATCTCGTACTCACGCATATCGGCCCCGTCATAATAGGTGATAGTTGCGCCGGGTAATGCCTTTGCGTAGCCATAGATGTCAGAGTAGGTGTAATCTACTTTTTTCGCGCCGCCATTGTACCAAACACGATGTTGACCGAAGATTTCGGCGGCTTTGTCATCCATTTGCTTATGGACTGACTCTTTCATGATTTGCTCATTGTCGGCCGCATCAATCCATCCACGCATGAAATGGTTCTGCATGTAGCCTTCGCCGTTCGGATTCTGACGACCAAACATCTTAAGCATTTGGTCAAGGGTACTCATCGGCTCTAACAGCCAACTGAATGACCAGTGGTTGCGGAGTTTCATCAGACGTGTGTCCTCATGGTCACCTCGCAGTTCTCGTCCCTGCATATCGGAGTTGGCCAAATGGTGTATGCGGTTGACGCGGTCTTTCTCGGCTTCACGCCACGCTTTGGCACGTTCAACACTTTCAGACAGTTCTCCACCAAGTTTCTCGGTAAGAGATTCCAAAGCAGATATGCGGTCAAGTTTCATCTGAGTAATGGTGGCACGTGTGGCATCCTCAAATTGCTTGTAGGCGTCTGATGTCATACGTCCTGCATCCTTTTCCTCCTTGGCTCTCTTGACCTCTTCACGGAGCATCTTTTCTGAGCTCTTTGAGCCTGCCACATTCTCAGCGTATTCACGTGCAAGCTGCAAGCCTGCGTATTCAAGCGTGGCCCGCTCGGCGATTGGTGCATAGGTGTCGCTCATTGCGTCAATGGCATCAGATATGCGTCTGTCAATCTCGTCAACCGTTAAGCCTTTCCAACTGTTGAACACCTTCAACATTGCCTGACCGTCCGGGTCAAGGTCACCTTGTACCTGTATTCCGCGTCCGTCAACACGGCTCGTGCGCATGGAGATAAGTTTGCCGAACGCAAGTTCAGTATTGCGCAGATGATTGTTGACCATAATTTCAAACACACGGTCAACCTGCTTGCTTATGTCCTGCCGTCCGATTGAGCTTGTCACCTGCGCCAAAAGGCTCTTGACCTCAGCATTGCCGAGAGTATCGAGCAGGCCATTCTCCATCAGGATACGTGCAAGGTCTTTTATGCTCTTGGCTGTGGTGATGTCATACTCGCGCTGACGTGCCATTGCCTGCCGCAGGTGGTTGAGGTTGCCGCCGATTGCTCGCATTGCGTCTCTCTTCGCCTGCAAGTTCCCTGCGTTGGCCTGCATCGCCTCGGCTTTCATTTTGGTGATGGTCTCTTCCAGTCCCAGGCCGGGGTCGCGGAATCTTGTGACGGCATCTGCGTCATAGCCACTCTGCCTGCGCCTTACTGCATCCTCGGCATTGGCGAACACACCGCCTTTGCCTTTTCGGTCACGCATATTCTTCCATGACTTGAAGAGAATATACGAGAGATCTTTGTCGTTGAGGCGTATGCTCTTGGCTATCTTCAGTCCGCGCAGGAACTTGTCAAGGAACGTCTGCACCTTTGCCTTGATTTTGCCCCATAGTGTCTGCTCGTCACGGCTCATCTTCTCAAAGCCCTCGCTTCCGATACGGCCGCCGAGGTCTGACATATATTCCTCAGTGGCTTCCCTGCGGAACTCCTCGCGCTTCTTATCGGCTTCAACACGTGCCTTGGCCATGTCGGGGTAGTAGTTGGCGTTCACATCCTCCCCGGCGCGCTCATGTGCCTGCGCCATGCGTACACGCAGGCGGTCAGCCTCAGCGTTCACCATGTCGTCAGTCATCTTGTCAATGACTTTGCGGATAAGATTGGAGGCATGGTCGTACACCTCACCGAGGAACTCGTCAAAGCGTTCCTCGCCGATAAAGGCTCTCAGACCCTTGTGTCCTGCAACCTCATGGACAAAGGTATTCTCTACATCGGCGACATTGACGTTGTTTGGAAGCACAATGACAATCTCATCATCCTTTGCGCTCCACCATCCTTTGGCACGCCTCTCTCGCCGAGTGGGCAGTGCGTCAATCTCTTCCTGCGTTCTGATGATTCTGACTGGCAGATTCACTTTTTCGGAGAGGTCGGCGACTCGCGCTTCCTTGGCTTCGTCCGATGATTCGTAAGCGTCAAGGTAGGCGCGTGCCTTTTCAAGACCTGCATCCCATTCTCCTGCGTTCACACGGTCGCGCAGTTCGTTGAGCATGGGAATGTCGGCTTCTGCCACACTTCCGCTGATGTCACCGAACTTTGCACCGCGCTTGGCGAGTTCTGCGCGGAGCATCGGCGGCACGGCGTTGATGGGGAATGTTATCTTTTGGTCGCCCACGCGCTCCATGATGAGCTCGGCGACTTCGCTCCACGGCACGATGCGTCCCGGTTTGAAGTAGCGCGACAGCATGGTCTGTACCTTGGTGTCATCGCTCAATTGTCCGTTCACGCTTCCGCTATGCCAGTCCATCAGACCCACGGAATCCTTTGCACCCTCGGCGCGGTATCCGCTCGTTTCTTCGCTTTCGGGATAGTAACCCTCAACAACAAGGAGTTCGGGACGGTCGTATGCTGCCGTGAACTGGTCGTTCAGCGGTGAGGTGCGGATATGGAAATAGGGGTTGTAGGCAACGTCCCCGGTGGTACGTCCGTTACCCTGCACAAGGTCGGCTTTGCCGTTCTCTTTGCGCATACCTTCTTCGCTCTGCTCCCAACTGCCGAATATCATCGGGGCGCGCCACTCGCCGTCTTTCTTGGCGGTCATTGGCGGCAATACGCCCATGTTCGCCCACTGCGAATAGCGGTAGCCTTTCTTCAGCGGCTGTCCGTCAAGGAAGTCAAGCAACTCGCGCTCGTCTATCAGTCGGTACTTGTTGCCGTCTCCGTTGGTCTCCTGCTTCTTACCCAGTTTGTTGAACTCTGCCGTGAGTTCCTTGAGTTTGGCGGTTGCCTCTTCATATTCGGCCTGCCTTGGGAATACGCCGTCTCCGATGTTCATGCCCGAAAGTTGGCTGCTGATACCTTCCAGTTCTCGGCGGTACACATCGCCATTGTCCATGATGCGTTTGAGCAGGTTGCGGAATGCTGTACCTGCGGCGGTGGCATCATCGGACAGACGGACAGAGTATCTGATACTGCGCTCGTTGCCTTCGCCTATCTGTAACTCACGGAAAGAGAAGAGGAAGTTGCCTTTCTCTTCATTGACGGTTGCAACTCGCGCACGTTGACCGAAGCCATGCAGGGTTACGGTCTTGCCTTTGTCAAGGGCGGCAAGCAGATATTCGCCTGCCTCTTTAGGCTTGTCGAATGTACGGCCGCCTCCATAGTAGCTGCCAGTATCGTTGATGGTGACGGTGGAGGGATAAACACCCTTGTCATCCGGCTTGAAGCCTTCACGCTCCAAATCCGCACGGTCTCGGTCGTTCAGACGGATAAGACGTTCAAGATTATCTTTGCGTCTCTGCAACTCGTCATACTTGGCTTTCTTGCGCTGATAGTCGCGCTCAAAGCCATTGCGCAGGGCGCGGAGTTTCTTTACGAGTTTTTCCTGCTTGGCTTTCTCGAAGATTACCGGGTTGCCCGAAAGGATTGCAACCATTTCCGCAGGATCCATGTTGCCGTCCTCATCGGCTGACCCCTCGTCAAAACTGCGTGTGCCGCTAACCGTACCCATCTTGAACTGGGTTATCATCTTCCCCTTGGCATCGAGAAGTTGATATTTGTAGAGGTCAAGACTGCCCTCGGTGGCGTAGTAATGCACTCTGACCTTGTTGCCCATGAAGTCGCGTGCAACAATGTTGCCTTGACGGCCGCCACGTCCAATGCACTGCTCCAGTGCCGCAGGTGTCCAAGGCACGGTCAGCATGTGCATATCAGTAATGCGGTCTTGCACGTTCACGCCGGTTCCCATATTCTTAGTGCCGCCGATAAGGATACGCACTTTGCCGTCACGCACTCGCTGAAACAGGTCTTTGCGCTTTTCCTCTGTCGGGGCCTCTTGGATATAGGCGATTTCGGAACGGGGTATGCCGTAGTCGTTGACAAAGCGGTTCACCATGTCAGTGTATGCGTCATACTCCTTGCCCTTGCCCGGTACGCCCATCTCGCAGAAGATGAGCTGCACACCGCGCTGTTCTGCCATTTCGTCATAGTATTTCTTGACGTTCTCGCAGACGGCGTGAACCTTGCCCCCGTCATCGTTCATGTCGGGGAATATGAGTCGCGGACTCACGGCCGCCTTTGCCGATATGGTTGAGGCGTGGAGTCCCCACGGCGCACGGTTCGGGTCTTTGGGATAGATACCGAAATATTTGCCGTCCTTGGACTCAATCATATTCACAATCTCGGAGTTTATTTCCGACATTGCGTCACTGGCAGGCACGATGACCGTATGAGCGTCAATGCCCGGTTTCGGCAGTTTGAGGTTTTGGTCGTTGCGTACATCGGCTATCTCTGCGTACAGCTGCGAGAGTTCTGCCACGTTGTCAAACTGACGGAAGCGGTCTTTCAGCGCGAAGCCGCCTGTTATAGTAGCCTCCAGTTCTGACGTGTGGACGGCGAACGTGCTTGCCCATGCGTCAAAGGTAGGCATACCCAACTCTTCAAGTTTGCGCGGACGCAGGTAGTTCAGCAGGTTGTAGGTCTCCACAAGCGAGTTGGTGATTGTGGTGCCGGAAAGAAACACTGTACCCTTGTCGCCTTGGTGCATCCTTTGCAGATGGCGTATGCCTGTCAGCAACGCCACAGCGCGGTTACTGCCCTGCGGGTCGCCGAGTCCTGCTACCTTTTGGTAACTTGTCACGTATGGCAGGGCCTTGAACTGGTGGCTCTCGTCAACAAACAGATAGTCCACACCGAGATTTTCAAAGCAGAACTCGCGGTCAACGGCACGGTCAAGACGTTTTTCAAGCCTTGCCTTCAGATTATTTCGGCGAGTTTCAAGAGCCTTGATTTGTTTCTTGGTCATCTGACTTTTGTCTTCTGTGCCATAGAGATACTCGATCATGTTGTCCAACTGCCACATCTGCTCATCAATCACGGCTCGTTCTGCCTCCTCGGTGTGGGGAAGCATACAATATTGCTCATGACTGAGGATTACGCAGTCGTAGTCGTTGAGCGATATGTTGGCGATGAATTTCTTGCGGTTTTCTTTCTTGAAGTCGCTGTCATTGGGAGCGAGGACACGCGCCGAAGGGAATGCCTCCTTGAACTCACGCGCTATCTGCGCCACAGTGGATTTCAGCGCGACAATCATTGGCTTCTTGGCTATGCCCATTCGGCGCATCTCCATGATGGCCGACTGCATTACAAGAGTCTTGCCTGCTCCTACAATATGGTCGACGATACCGCCCCGGTTGTTGATAAGCATCCATACGGCGTCTTTCTGATGCGGACGCAGTTCTTTGCCCATGAGACCCGGCACAATGAGGTGTGAACCGTCAAAATGGCGTATCACGGTGCGATTGAAGCGGTCGTTGTATAACTGCTCCATGAGGTCAACACGTGCAGGGTCGCTCGGCAACCATGTCTCAAACCGCTCACGCAGGTCTGCTATTTTCTGATTGGCGAGTTCTGTCTGCTCATCGTCAACGTGGCTGTTGCCGTCCTTGTCCTTGTAGGTGATTACAAGAGTCTTGTCCTCAAGCGCGGCTTGCAGGATTTCCTTCGCAGACTTCTTCGGGGTTTCCCAGTCCGATGCCTCGCCGCCGAGTTCTTTCTTCTCGATGTTGATTTCAAACGAGTCTGTTTCGGGGATGTAGCGGACACCGCTCTTCTGCTCGTTGACATATCTGCCGAGTTCGGGGTCCCACTTTCGGCCGCGGTTGCTGTACACGGCGTGGATGCCCAGCAACTCATTGACGAAGTCGTTGAGTACCTCTTCGGGAATCCAACGTGCGCCGAGGTGGATTGTGATGTCATCGAAAGGAATGCGCTCCGGCTGCACTTCTTCAAGTGCTTTCACGTTGCGCTCAAACGAGTTGTCTTTCTCTGCGGCGGCGCGTGCGTCTGCAAGTTTGGTGACAACGTCTCCGCTCAGATACTCATCGCGTGTAACGTAGTCATCTTCGCTGTTGGGTTTGAGGAATACTACATCTCCGCACTGCTCCACCCAGTCCTCTCCGAGTGCCTTGGCAAGATAGTCGGGGCGCAGGTAGCCGTATTCTGCCAATGACAGCGCGACTGCCTCCTGCGGAGTTTTCTTTCCTTCAAGATTGATAGACGGCTTGATGGAGTTCTTCGTGAAGATGTCGGAGAGGCCGACAAACTTGCCGTTCTTCCATACCTCCAATGCCTGCAAGGTATAGCCGTCAATATCGTCAAGGATAAACGAGTTGTCTTTGTCCTGCAATCTGCCGAACTTGCCTACAAACTTGTCGTAAGCCTTTTGCAGCTCGCCACGCAGAGCGGCAAGGGTTTTCTCTTTCTCGCCCTCAATCTGACCTGCGATAAGTTTCTTCATACTTGTGCGCAGGTCTATCATGGCTTCTATGCGTGGGAGCATTCTGTCATGCTTCAGAGTACCCTCGAATGTCCGGATCACCTCGCCGTACTCGTTGCTCTTGGCGGTGAGGACTCCGACCTTGCCGTCTTGAACGACAAGATTGCCGTTGCTGACCCAGTCGCCGTTGCCCTTGTACGCCTCGCGGATAGCCTGCTGTGTCTCGCGGATTGTGCGTGATGGGTTGAACAGACTGCCACGTCTGCTTCCGACAATGCGTTTGATGGCTTTCTCCACCTCCGAGGCTATCTCGTCAACGGTAAGTTTGCTTGTCAGACCGAATGCGTCTTTCTTGCCGTACTGGTTACCTGCTTGAATTTCGCCGATGAGGTTGCGCGGATTCAGTTTGTAATAGCCGTTGAAACTTACCTGCTGTTGTGAGCCGTCAAGTTTGTTGGGAGCGGTCTTTTCATGCTGTGAGAGGAAGGCACGCTCTATCTCCATGTAAGTCTCATCAGCGCGTGTCTGCTCGCGGTCTTGCTCGTCTCTCCATTTGCGCACGAAGATGATGTCAGTGACCACGCCTGTGCCTTGGAAGGTGTTGTCGGGGAGTCGGATTGCTCCCAGTATCTCGCCTTGGTCTGCGATATGGGCGCGGATGTTCTGATTGCTTGGTGTGTCCATGACGGCACTTGTTGTCATCATGGATACGAGACCGCCGGGACGTGTCGCTTCAAGCATCTTCACTGCATAGTAGTTGTGGATGCGTTTTTGTGCGGACCGTTTCAGCGGTGTGCCGTCATTCTCCCATGTAGGGTCGTTTACTTCAATACTGCCGAATGGAACATTACTTGTTACCACATCGAATGAGCCGGGGGCGATGCCCGATTTCTCAAACGCGCTTATCATCACGTTTGCATCGGGATAGAGGGAGCGCGACAACTGACCGCTGAGCCAGTCAAGTTCAACGCCAGTAATGGAGGTGCGCTCCTGTATGCTCTTGGGCAGAGTTCCTTCAAACATACCGTTGCCCATAGATGGGTCAAGAAGGGAGCCGCCCTTGTAGCCTGCAAGCGCAAGGAACGTGTTCATTGCCCTTGCTATCGGTGTCGGGGTGTAGTAGGAAGATAGCGATGCGCGTTTGATTGCACCAAAGAGGTTCTTGTCACCCGATGGATCGAGTCTCTTGATTACCTGCGCCAGTCGGTTGATAGGCGTGTCGGTAAAGGTGTTGCGTGTGATTTGGTCTAAGTCATAGTATTTGCCCAAGTCCACCTGACCCCAACCACGGAAGCGCGACATGATTGCTTTCTGTTCTTCAGTGGCTGGTTTGTCACCGAACAAAACATCTGCAAGTGTCTCAATAGCCTTGACGTTGGCTTCAAGACGCTGTGACGGCGTGTAGGTGTCAGCCTCGTTGCCGTTCTCTTCGTCATAGCGGAAGTTGTGGGTGTACCTTACTTCCGGCTTCTTCGGTTTCTTTACGGCAGGAGTTCCACTTCGGCGGCCAGTGTCGGCGGTAGATTCTCCCTCAGAAAGTCTTTCTGTTCCTCGGTCAGCACCACGTTCTGATACAGAGCCTGCTCCAGCAGTTCTTCCACGCTCCACTGCGGAGTCGTTGCCTCGGCTATCAGTTCCGCTCTCATCACGTCCCCGATTTCCGACGACTGGTTGTAGTCCCCGGTTCTCATCAGTTCCATGTGTCGAGCGGTCAGTTCCTCGCTCCACGCCTGCGCTTGCTTCATGAGCTGCCCTTCCTTTATCAGTCGGTTCAGTTCCTGCGGACGATACTCTTCCATCAGTTCCAGTCGCATCAGTGCCCACGGGGTGTGCGAGTTCTCCTCCAGCCACTTCTTGACTCGGTTGATTACCTTTTCGTTCATCGGTTTCTTGTTTTTGAGGTTCTTCGTTTAAGTCGGCGAACAAACCTCCGATAGGCTCGTCCGGCTTCAAAGTTACATTTTTTTTGCGAGATTTGCTATTCTTCTTCGCAGGTTTCTCACCACCTCTCAGCAGATTAACGGCATTTTCTGTTGCCTTCTTTCTTTCCTCGGCGGCCTTACGCGCTACACGCTGTGCCTCGCCGAAGATGCCGTCAATAGGCTTGATGCGCTCCCAGTTGCCCTTTTCCGACATGACACCTTTGACCGCTTCAAAAATCGGGTTGCCGTCAGTATCGAAATCTTCAATCTTGACTTTCTCCCACTTGCCGTTGCCGTACCGGTCCCACATAACCTCATCGCCTACCTTGTAGCCGTTATGGGTTGCTTCGGCTTCAGCAGGAATTGAGGACGGCAGATAGTCCTTTGCCTCGCGCTGAATACCTTTGAGCAGGTCGGCATAGGTCACGTTGGCTTCTGCCCAACAGTTGCGCCCCATGCGGTCAAATGACACATGACCTTTCTCATCGGGCCATTCAATGCGGTACATGACGCGAGTGGCTTGCAGGTTATCACCGCTGTATGTCACATCGCCCGGCGTTACTGACGGGTCAAGTCCGATAGTAACGTAGAGTTCGCGGCCCTCGTTGAGGGGCAGGCGTATGGATATGTCACCACCTGCTGGCGCAATATTCGCAGTAACGGCGTTCTTTCTCTTGCCACGGTTGGCGGTGGTTGCGCCAGTCACCTTATCAAGTCCCAGGCCGAGGTCGTTCACAAGTTGTTTTGCGAGTTCAACTGCATCCTTAACAGCTTTCTTTTCGGCATTGCGCATATAGCCGTATGCCTCGTTGAAATCCTTGTCAACCTGTTCGGCTTCATAGTAGCCGAGGATAGCCAGTTGGTCGTTGACCTCATCAAGCGTTTGGTCGATCAGTTCCGAGGCTCGGTTGAGTTCGCCTGCGTCTGCTGAAGTTTCTGCGATATTTTCTGCTTCGCCTGCAACAGCCTCTGCTTTTTCTGCAACAGCAGCTGTATCTGCTTCTCTCTGCTTGTCATGTTCTTTGCGGTTATTGTTTCGTGTTTCGGTTAATTCTTTCTGCGCCTGCTCCGAAGCGGTCGAGGCTTTGCGCTCCTCAACAATCATAGCGGCCTGTGCGATTGGGTCTGACTGCTTCTTGTCAAAGTTCTGCACGTCAAAGGTCGCAACCTGCTCGGTTGGGGTAAAGACATATTTCTCGTAGCCGGGTGTCCAACGTGCGCCCTCATAGAACGATTTGAGCCACGGACGTATCTTGTCGCCCAACAATCCCACCATCTTGGTGGCATAGTCGGGAAAAGAAACAGTGCCACGGCTTATCAAGCCCATAGCCACGCGGATACCTGCTGATTGCAGCTTCATGCGCTCCTGCGGTGTCAGTTCGCCGGGGTCGCGGAATTTGATGTTGGTGTCGCCCTCGTCCTCGCCGATACCCAATATATCGCGTATGTCGCCGAGTAGCGACTGCATTTCCTCATCGCTGATTTCGTGCTGCGCCTCCGGCTCAGTCTTGACCGGCTCTGCATGGTCGCTCAACTCGGTTTCTCCCTTAGTAGAAAGGTCGGTCATCACATCTTCAAGGCTCACACGGTTGATAGGTGCTTTCTTCGGCTTCCGTGCAGGCTTCTTCTCGGCAGAAGCCGCAGGAGCGACAGCCTCACGGAGTTCCTCGGCAGTCATGGGCTGTGCGTCCGCAACCGCTTCCTCGTTGCCAATCATCTCTGCGAGTTGGCGTGCTGCTTCTTCACTACGCATCATGTAACCGCCCTGCTTTCGGTCAAACCAACCGCGAGAGGTTTTCTTCCCCTCGGTGAGAGGCTCACGCACAAACGTGTCAAGAGCGGCCTTTTCCTCTGCGGTCAGTTCGCGGTTGAACTTGACAAGGTGAACATCGCTCGTCTTGCCTTTCTTGTTGGTATAGGTGGTAGCCGTAATGGTGTACGGTTCAAAACTTTCCGCGCTCTCCGCTTGTTTATCTGCTGGCAAAGTATTAACTTTGCGGTCAGTAGGCGAGTCGAGCGTAGGGCCGGAAAGGGTACCGGCCTCCTCCGAAGATTCGGAGGGCAGTATGAGGAGTTGCCCGTCCTCACGCTCTTCCCCTTTAACAATATTGTCGGACGTAGGAACAAGGTCCGGTCCCTCCGATTCACTCGGAGCCTCGGTTAAGCGCAATTCAGAACTGGGGGACAATTTCTCATCAAGGTGCAGGACAATGTCGTTCTGCATCTTGTTTTTTAATGACTTGTCCTTTATCTCATGACTGCTGATGGACACTTCCATGCCGTCTTTCTTGACGGTCACGGATTCAAAGTGAACAATGCGAGAGCCGTCTGATTTTACAAATGTCTTAACAAAAAGATATTTGCTATCTCGTTCAGAGCCTTCCTTTGGGTCGGCTTCCTCAAGGATTACATCGGGAATGTTGAGAGTCGGATGAATCATACCGAAATAGCCAGTACGCTTGGTAGAGTAAAGTTTAAGCAACTGGTTAGCACCCATCTTGACAATACCGACAGGAGTTTCAACAGTGCCGTCCTCTCCGAACTGGGCAATCCAGTTTTCGGGAGTGAGTTCAATTGTAGGAGCAATTTCGGCAATTGCTTCCATTCGCTCAATCAATTCCGTTGCTTCCTGCTCGGTGAGTGAGCGGCCAATCATGACATTGTCCTTAATAGGCTTGACGCTCTTGTACTCGGCAAAGGGTTTGGTCTTGCGTCTGCTCGATCCAATCCATTTCTTGAACTCGTCCTTGCTGACATGGGTAATCGCGCCGAGACCGGTCCACCCCGGCTCATAGTTGGATAGGTACGCCTCGCGTGCGGCCTGCTCGTTGGGGAAGCCATACATAACCTTATGCTCGTCAAACGAGCCGTCCTCGTTCACTTGGTCAACGACAAACACATCGCCCTCTTCGGGAGTGTCGGAAAGGAACACGTCAATGTGGTCGCCGTCCACGCCCTCTGTGCCACGGATATATCCGTAGTCATTATGCATGAGGGTTTCCCACGGCTTGCCGTCAGCACCAGTACCACGGCGCACACTGCCTTTGGCATTCTCTATGCTGATGTTGTAGCCGTCAACACGGCGATGTTCCATCTTGTAGTTGCCTGCGGCTTTCTGCGCCTCGGTCGGTTCTGCCTGCTGTGCCTGAATACCGCCGTCAATGTAGTCGGCAATCTCCTTGAGGTCGCCGAAGTCGCGGCCGTCAAAGGTCAACTGACTGCCAGTATATGAGCCGTTCTTGTCGGGAGCGTCCGTTTGGATGACCTCATGCTTGCCGTCAACGTAGAGTTTACGTTTGTAGATGGGTTTGTCGGGCGCGGGGCCTTTCTCTTCCCATTCATCGCCCACGCTAATTCGTGCGCGGAGTGCGGCCTCTTCGGGCGTATCTTCGTGAATGTCGTTGCGGTCTTTGGCAAGCGGTTCTAACTCTGTGCCGCCGTATGCGGTTGGCTGTTGAGGCACTGCACTGCGTTCATCATCATTCGGAGTTTGTTCACTTGCCTCGCTTCGTTCACGCTGTTCTGCGTCTGCTTCGGCTCTGCGCTTGCGCTCCGCAATGGCAGCGTCCACGAGTGCCTGCTGTTCTTTTGGGGTTGCATTTCTGAAATGTTCGTTTACGGTTGTGAGTATTTCTTCTTTTGTGGGGATCGAGCCGGAGAACATATCCATCTGACCGCCCGAAGCCTGCGATGCCTCGTTGTTGTAGGTAGTCAGTATCTTGCGCAGGTCGCTCGGCTTGCCGCTGTTGAGAATGTCAGCAAGCAAGAGGGCTGTGCCGTCAGTGACGCGGCTATCGCCGAACTCGTCATCAAACAAACCCTGCAAACGACCGAAGGGCGATACTGGCATACCGTCAACATACACGTCCGGCATGGCGTTCTTTGCGCGAGTGACGAGGTCAACGGCTTTGGCAAGTTCCTCACTTATGTCATAGCCGTTCCGGGCGAGTGTGCGGTTATTGGCAATCTCGTTCAATCCCATGACGATTGACTGACGTAGCGTGGGAATGGAGATTATCTGACGCACGGCATCGGGCGAGGTTTGGAATACCTTGCCGATAAGGGTGTTCTCAATCAGTTCCTTTCCGGCGGCCGACAACGCCGTGCCAGTACGCATTTCGGGCAGTTGCTTGTCATTGATGACCTTTGCCTGCATGAGTGCGCCGAGTGCCTGCGCTACGGCTTTCTCGTCAGCGTAGTAGTCAGAGAGGCGGTCGTAACGGCTGATGTCATTGACAATGCTGTTGAAAACATTGTCGGGGACAATCTTGCCGAGTTTCACTGCGGCTTCGGGTTTGCCCTGCGATTTCTTCTCCTGCGCATTGAACCGCGCAAAGGTTGTGGCATCGTAGGGAAGAGCCTCGTCCGGCACGAACACCACGCGAGGATTCTTCATGCCTGCGACCTGCTCCGGGGTAAAGCCGAATTTCTTATGACCGAACTGGGCGAGATAGTCAACGTATGCCTTGTCAGTTCCTCTGCCTGCGGCGAGGTCGCCCGACATGGTGCGGTTGTTGCCCGAAAGCACAACGCCGTCCCTGCTGACGATTACGGGGTCTTGCAGGGCGCGGTTGTCATAACTGCTTGCCATGCCCTCTACAATCTGCTGTGCGTCCTTGTCGTGCATATAGTCGCGGTCATTGACGCTCTGGCCGTTCTCGTCAATCGGGAAGCCCTCGGTAGGCTGATAGGCATTGTTCACGTCATGGCTCGGCGAGGCGGCTCCTGCTTCAGTCAGCACATAACGACCTGTGAGAGTTGAGCCATCGGGCAGGGTGATTGCATCTGCATTGCCCTCAATCTTCGGAGCGGCTTCCCAACGCTCGCGTATCTTCGGGTTGACAGCGTGAACGCCGATGCGCTCCTGTTCGGCCTGCTTCTCGGCTTTGATGCGCTGTTCCTCTTCAAAGCGTGCCACAGCTGCGTCATGTGCCTCTGCGTCACGCTGACGGCGTTCCTCTTCATGCTGACGGCGTAGTTCTGCATTGCGAGAGGTATAGACACCCACAATGCCGTTCCACGCGGCAAGTCGGCTCTCCGTGTCGGCAATCTGCTGATTGTACTGGGCGAGTTCGCGCTGATAGTTTTCAGCCGCCTCACGCTTTGCCTGCGCCATAGCCATAGGCGAACCTTTCAGTTTGGGCGCTTTCATCGTTGGCGGTTTCTTTTTCAGTGCCTCAAGGTCTGCGGAAGCCTGCTGAACCTGCGCCATAGCGATGTCAGCTGCGTCAGCCTCACCGCCGACAGCCTCAACCAGTCCGTCCCATGCCGTATCCTTGTCAACGGCTTCAAATCTCGGCTCTCCCTGCTCGTTCACAGGTATGCGAGAGAGAGCGGTTTGCTGTCCGTTTTCTACGCTTGAGACCGCTTCGGGAGCGATTTCTGCATCTGAAACGGCGTTTTCCGTAGGATTGAGAACGCTTTCGGGGTTTTCGGGAACGGCTTGCGCTCTGCGCTGTTGCTCGTAGATGTATGCGTCCAACTGACCTTTCATGGTCTCGGACATTGATTCGGGAGTGTTTTGGCTGTAAATCTTAATGAGGTTTGCTATCCATGCATCATCAGCCTTTGCCGCTTCCTCCAATCCCTGCTCATAACCTCGGTCATATTCGGAAGTGTCGGCGGTCGCAGGTGCTTCCGCTTCAGCAGGCTGGGCGAATGGGGCTATTTCATCCTGCTGTGGCTCTTCTGCATCCGTGGCAGAATCTTCGGGGGCAACGGCATTGTCGCCAAAGATATTCATCTGCTCTTGCTCGATCACCGACAAAGCGGTGTCCAGTTCGTCCTGCGGATTAACAGCCTCGGATACTTGGAAGATTTGGTCGGGGGATGTAAACTGATATTCCCCAGTCTGCGCGTCCATGACAACGACACTCTCCGAAGAGTTGTGAACGTCAACGGCTGTGCCATCGGGGAACATGACTACATCGCCCTTGACGATATAGACCGGTCGGTCATCCACTTTCATGGTAGCAGGGATAATCACGCCATTGTCCTTGTGGGTGCGCTTTGCCACGCTTTCCTCAACCTCAGCACGCTTGCGGTCGGCTACCTCGTTGGAAGCGTCCATAACGCCGTCAAGAGCCGCCTTTGCATTGATGTAGTAGAGGACAGCGTCTTTCTGCTCCACGGTCAGTTCGGGGTCATTGACCAACGACCATGGATTTTCATTGAGATGGAACATATAATATTCCGCTTCCGAACCGAAAGCGTCCTCAACGGCTTGGTAGGCTTCTTGCATACGCAGGGCGATAGCATCCACGTCAGCCTGCACTGTCGGGTCGCCCTCTTCAAAGCGTCCGAACAATTCACGGCCCTGCTCATACTGGCTCTGTGCCTCTGCCTGCTCGGCGGTAGGCTCGGCGGTCTGCTGACGTGCCTCTTCGGGGAAGAGCCTTTCAAGATACGACTTGACAACAGCCCGCTCCGCTTCGGTGCGCTTGCTCGGCATCTTGCGCAGAGCTGCATCTACATCAATGCCAGTTTCCTCTTTCAGAGCCTCGCGGATTGCTTCGGGGCGATAGCGGTCTGCAATATCGCGGTTGCGCTCCATAGCGTCATCAAGGAACTCAACCAACTGCTTCTGCGATTCGGTCACGTCCTTGTTGCCTGCCTTGACAGCGCGGTAGATTCTTTTGATGGTTGCAGGGTCGGCACCGGGCGACACCTCGCTGATAGCGGCATCAAGCACCATATCATCGGCAACGGCTTCCTTGTATCGTTCACCAATGTCAACCGAGTTGAGTTCTGCCTGACGCATGATGTTGTCGGTTTCCTGCTTGGCTTCCTGCTCATTCTTGAATGTACGACTGGTAACAACCTCGCCATTGGCGGCTATGGAGTTGACAGTCACACGTCCATCTGCGTCAGTATTGGTGGTGTACCCGGTGACTGACGCCATAGGAAGCCTGCGCCCAGTAAGAATGTAGTAGGCTTTTGCGCGTGCGGACTGGCTGACTCTTCCGTCCTGCATGAGTTCTTCCATTGAGGAATAGCCATCAAATTCGGGATTGCGACTGATTGTTTCAGCCTCAACGCGCTCGGCTCTCAACTCGATCGCGCCCTCGGCAGGGTCAATGTCGGGTCGCTGAACGTCCTGCACTCGGTCACGGCTGAACAGGTCGGCGAGTTCGCCATATCCTGCTCTGCGCAACTCTTCACGCTCATCGGATGTAAACGACAAGTCGCTCGGACTTGCGTCCAAAATCCTGCGCAGACGTTCCTCAAAGTCCATGCGGTTGTGGTTGCGCTCTGCCTGCGTCAGCGGTCGGCCGTTAGACGGCTTGACTGGGCGCAGGCTGGCGATAACTCGCGGTGCGCTCTTAAGTCCGTGCTGTGCCTTGAAGCCTAACATCATCGCCATATTGTCAGTCCACACGTCCATTGCATCGGCATCGCCGTTTATCCATTCGGGAACGGAGAATATCGTACCCTCGGCAAGGGTTGATACTGCAACCTCACCGAGGCGCACGCCTGCCTTGCCTGCTGTGGAGGCGGTTGCATTGACCGTTTTATCAGCGACATTGCCTATCATGGGCGACAATGTGCCTGTCACGCTACCGAGGACGAGTCCATGACCGCCTGCGCTCAACATTGCTCCGGCTGAATAGCCCTCGTTCTCTCCAGTTTTGGGGTTAATATGACCGCCGTGCAAGAACTGGCTCTCAGCCTCTTTCAACATTTCGTATGTGGCGAAGTTGCCACCGCCTGCGGCTGCCCCGGTGATTATACGACCAGTGAGAGAGGACGAGAAGATGCGTGAGCCTACCTGCGTACTCATTGACGTGGCGGCTCTGCCTGCTACAATACGACCGCCGATATTGATTGCTCCTTTGCCTGCGAGTGAGCCGACACCGCCCGACACCCATGTCACCGGGTCAACAGCCATGCCGGTAACGGTGCCTGCAATCTGCGCTACTCGGTGATTCTTGCCATACTCACCCATAGCGGCCTCATAAGCTGCAAGGTCGCCGCTCGTTCCTGCTTGGCTTCGGGCAAGACCTTTGCTGATCGAGTTAATCACGTTCATGTCGGCGACTGTCCGACCGAAGTATTCCAGTGTGCTTTTGGGCGTGTTCTGCTGAACGGCATACTGATATACGGCATTATCGGTCAACTGGCGTGCCATCTGCGATGCGGTTGCCTGTAATTCCTCTTCGGACGCGCCGGGGTATTGCTGACGCAGGCGGTTGTAGCAGTTGGCAGTCACCTTTGAGCCTGCACGCGCCCACGCATTGTCCATCATCTTCTGAAGGTCAAAGCGTGTCATGTGTGAAATATTGTCGGCGTGGCGGTTCATAGACGTTGTAACGATACGCATTTCACGTCCACCGCCCATAGCCGCATAATTGCTCCATTCGCGGTCGGCATTGCGCTCTTTGTCGGCCTTGTGCTTTTCCTCGGCTTCCTGCCAAAGTTCTGCTACGGCATCATAGACAGGGGCCTGTGCGTCATACTGCGCCTGCATTTCAACATCTTCGGGCTTGGCAGGGTCAAGTCCATTCTGCTTCATGCGGTTCTCGAACTGGTGGCGCAGGCGATTTTTACGAGCGGTATCCTCGGCTCGGTCAGCCGCGAACTGGCTTGTGGTCAGACTGCCATCGGGCATGAGCCACTGGGTTACTGGCTTGCCGTCAACGTACTCCACTCCATAAGGCTGTGGCGAACCGCCGTCATAAATTTGACCAGATGGGACATTAAGACCCAATCCTGCGGTCGTTTTAGTCCCTGCGAGTTGTGCTTGGAACTTTTTGGCGGCTCTCTTCTTCCTGCCTTCGGGTGTGAATGGCTCGGTCATGCGCTGAACCTGCGCGATGCGTGCCTTTGACTTCTGATTGAAGTCGTTGAGCATGGTGTGAATCTGATACGACATTCGTATCTTATCCTGCTCGGTAGGATGCCATGCAGGTTGCTGTGGCTGCTGTGGAGCGGGCGCAGGTGCTGACTGGGTCGGGGCTTGCGCTGTCGGGGCAGGCTTGGAAGCCGGGGCAGGAGCCGCAGGGGTTGCCTGCGGACGAGGTGCAGGGGCAGGCGCGGAGGCAGGTTGAGCCGTCTGCGGAGCATACATATTGTTGAAATCTGCCATGCTCCCCATGTTCAGACCCATGCCTTTGGCTTTCTCATAGTACCACTGGCGGTCTGCATCGTTGGCAAGAGAGGATGTGAACTCCTGCTCCGTGCCAACATTGTAGCCTTTGGCTTTCAGTTTGCCATATAGCCACTTAATATCATCGTTGTTTGTTGCCATATCGAATTATCGTCTGCTTGGTGGAGTGTTGTCATTATTGTTTCTACGGCTCGGCGGAGTATTGTCCTCGGGCGCGGGCCGTGCAGGATGACCGCTTTTCTTGGTCTTAGTAGTTGAACTCTTCCGTGGCTGTGACCGTGTTTCGGCCTCTTCCTGCCATGTGCCGTGCTGTTTGGCATAGGCATCGGCGGCTTCTTTGGTGCGGAACTTATGCTCTCGTCCGTTTTCGTCCCATGCAGAGAACTCCGACACGTTGGAGCGGTTATGAGCGGCCGCAGATGCGCGAGAATTGGCGGCTGATGCGTCCAAACTGCCCTTACGCGCCCTCTCCGTTGCGAGTTTAGCCTGCTGGAGGTCGGGAGCCGCCTCGGCTTCTGCCTGCGCCACGATTGCTTCCTGCTCGGCTCGGTCGGCTTTTCCTTTCTGCTCACGCTGTTTGTCGGGTTGAAGAGCTGCAAGCCATCCGTGCGCCTCTGCCTCTCGTTGAGCCTTTTCGCGTGCGAGTTTCTGCCGTTCCTGCTGTGCTTCCAGTTCACGCAGGGTAGCGGCACGCTGATTCTCAAGGTCGCCGAGTTTGAGGGAGAAATTAATATACTGGTCGCGCTTCCTTTCGCGCTCGGCTTTGAGTTGATCGAGCCGTTTGCCCACGGCGTTTGTCATGCTCCCTTTCTCATGGTTGTACATATTGGGGGCATACTGGGTCGTAAAGAAAAGATTGCTCAACGCCGAAATGCCGTCACTGACGGCGGCGATGATGCGCTTCGACTTCTCCCTGCGCTCACGCTTCTTGCGCTGTTCGGGCGTTTCGGGTCGGTTCTCTTCCGAGTCCATCCAGTCTTGAATGGTCTTGATTTGGCGGTCAGTCCCGGCGGTAGCGTCCACGCGCTGTTGCTGTTCGGGCGAGAGCGCAGGAGTTTGGTGTTCCGTGTCGGTGGAGGCCGCAGGGGCTTCCGCAGGTGGCGGAGTTGTGGGTGTGGTTGATGCACCGCCAGTCGGAGGCGTGGCGGTCTGCTGTGCTTCATAAGCCTCTAATGTGCCGGGGGCAGGGTTGGGTGTCGGTGTCAGTTCGGGTGCGTTGTCACCGCTGTTCTGCCCGGCCCAGTCCGCTGAACCTTTTGGAGGATCAACTGGAGTGGTGTTTTGGCTCTGTTCGTACTCTTCTTCGGTATATCCTGCCATACGTCAGAGAGGATTAGAAAGCACCTGCTATGCCTGCGCCTGCCTGTGCCACACCCTGCACGGCTGACGAGATAGCCTCGGACTTTTTCATTTCAAGATTGTTGAGCGCGTCATTAATCTGCGCGTCACGTGACTGATACGTCTGCTCGATCTGGTCTTTGCGTGCCTCGGCATTGACGGCAATCTGCGAGGTGGCATCGGCGAGAGCCTGATTGTTGGCGGCCTTGGCGGCTGCAACGCTCTCGTCAGTACCGCCCATGACAGCCTGCGCTCCTGCGGCCTGCTGATTGCGGTTGCGGATTGATTCCTCCGTCTTAGTCAGTATGCGTTGAGCGTCCGCACGCTGTGTAGCGTCCTCGTTGTATCGGCGGTCATACCAGTCTTGATTTGCCTGCTTCTGCGCCTGCAAATTCTTTTTGACTTTCTTCATGGCTTTACTCGCCGATATACCGCCGAAAATGCTCCCGACAGCCGACAAGCCTGCGCCTACTAAACTTCCAATCATGTTGACTATGTTTCAAAAGTTATAATTCGTGCGCTAATTTACGGCTGTATCTTTGTAGGCAACTTTTAAGTTTTGAGTTATGGCATTAGGAAAGAAAACCGGTGGGCGACAAAAAGGTACGCCCAACAAGGAAAACCCTCTCAAAGGGTATCTTCGCGCTCATAGCCTCGCATACTTTGAGCCGAAGCCACAGACCGAGGCTGACGGCAGTCCTCGCAAGATTGATTTCACCGACAAGGACGGTGTTATACTCAGTACAAGGGTACTGGCTGACGCAGACGGCAACCCGATACAGATGTCGGACTTCGATGTGGATATGATGGTACTGGACGCTAACGAGCGTGTCAGCGCGGAACTGCGCCTGCTTGAGTTCCATACGCCGAAGATGAAAGCCGTTGAGGTGGATATGGAAGTACACTCGGCAGTCACCATTGAGGACCGGTTGCGCGAACTCTGCGGAGAAACCGAAGAGGACGAGGACTGACGCGCCCGGCCGTCTATCCAATCTACTTTTAGACACAACCATAGGTTTTTGCTCATAGTGAATAACGTGAATAATTAATAAACTCGAAAGCGACACGTCCGTGAGGATAGGTCGCTTTTTCTTCCACCGACACCGCCATTTCAATAACCGAGATTGAACCAAACGAAAACCAAAAGCAAACCAAAGTGTAACCAAACACAAACCAAAACCTAACCAAAATATAACCTATGGTTTCCACCGACACCGCCATTTCAATAACCGAGATTGAACCAAACGAAAACCAAAAGCAAACCAAAGTGTAACCAAACACAAACCAAAACCTAACCAAAATATAACCTATGGTTTCCACCGACACCGCCATTTCAATAACCGAGATTGAACCAAACGTATACCTTCACGCGCGCGCGTGGGAATATCCTTTATGGAATTCCTCTATGGAATATGGACGTATTATATTAAGTCGAATATAATACTACGGATATAGGATAAAGGAAGAAAAACTTAAATCAAAGTTTTTCTATGGAGTAGGAGTCGGAATATAGTTCGCTTCGCTCCGACGACGCCGACATTAAAAAAATTTTTTTGAAAGATTTTTTCTTTTGGCTGACGCGCCGTAGCCTGCTCCGCAGGAAGAGAAAAAGAAAAAAGTTCCGCGCAAAAAGAAAAAGAGAAAGCCCGGCTCTGCGATGAAACAAAGTCGGGCGAGAAAGCAAAACTTAAAAACAAGGGAGCCGGGCCGCGCGCTATCTTTGCAGGTGAAATTTCAAAATCATATAGCGATGAATAGAAACTACAACCTCATCAAAGCATTGGTTGGCACAACCAACGTCATCATCACTTCCGAATTGAGATACTCGGAACTTCATGCACTCGTTGAAAAGGCTTCTGTCCTTGAAAATGGAATTCTCACAATCAAGGTTAAAGAATGCACCATCGGCTCTGATGAGATAACCGCTCTTGCCAAACTGGGAGGCAAATATGTTGCGTTTGACTTGACCGAATGCTAAAACCCTTTCCCTTTCGTGCGCTCATAGACCGCCTCGCGGTCAGCGTCCACGTTCTTTATGCGAAACTGCACGGCACACCCGGTCGGGATTGTGTCGGGCAACATCACGACAAGTTTGGTGATGACCGCCTCCACATTGCCGAAACCGATGTCGCTGACCTCGGCAAGAACCTCTCCGCGAAAATAGGCTCTCGCATAGACCATAGCCTTGGGCGAAAGTCTGAACAACTTGTCGGCAGGCTCTTCGACACCTCGCGCCAGTCCCTGCTTGCTCTTCGCCGTGGAGAAAAAGATAAAGTCAATCACTTTGGCGTTCAGTTCCCAGGCCGGAGTAAAGTCAATCTTGATGTAACCTCGCGTCACGGTATGCCCATGCGAGTGGTTCATGCCAAACGCCACCTCCGCAACACTCGCCCCACAGTCATTCTGCGCCACAGTTCCCCAAGTGTGACGGAACGTGTACACGCAGTACCATTTCTCCTTCGGGATTCCCATGCTGTCGCACACCTGCTTTATGCCTGTGTTGACATTCGCGTTGAACGAGTCCGAGGACGAGAACCGCTTGTGGAAATTAAACAGGTAAGGGTCATCAGCCTCGGCAAGATATTTCTCAACTAACGGCTGTATAATCGGCTCGACTCTCATCTCGATGTATGCGTCATCGGTGCGTGCCTTCTTTGTCTTGGCACGTTTGTAGCAAATCTTTCCATCGTGGTAATCGCCCTTGCGCAGCTCGTAGATGTCGACCGTGTTCATACCTGCGAGGCACAGCACCATCTTCGCCACATCGCGCCCCAGTTCGGGCAATGGATCGACCATGCGAGTGGCAGGCAGGGGAGCCGCGAAAAACATCCTGCACTCCTCCGGGCTGATGGCAATCTTTTCCGACCGGTCCGCCTGCGGTATCTTCACCTTACCCCACGGATTTGTCTTTATGCGGATAATGCCGTTGTCGTAATCGTTGAACTCGTCAACGGCAGCTCTGAACACCTGCCTCATGCACACCGGGTACATCTCTTTCGCCCGGCGCGTACTCTCCAGTGTCGCTATCCATCGGTTGACCTGCGTGGAGGTCAGCTGCCCGAACATGATTTTGTTCGTGCCGTAGAACCGCTCCATGTGCTGCAGGGCAAGTTTGTAGTTCTTGGCGTTGCGCTCCTGCCCTCGGTCAATCATGCGGTCGATGTGCTGACGCGCATATTCGCTGAAGCAGATGTCATCGTTGCCTTTCAGTAGAAAGTCCATTACCTCGGCAATTGTCCACTGGCTGATGTCCTTTCGGTTCAACCTGTCGTTGTACTCCATAATCCGCTCGGTGCAATAATTCAGCACAAAGGGGTCTTTGATGTCATTGGTCTTGGTCAGTTCCTTTCGGGTAATCATCTTGTCGGTCTTGATGTATCCGTGACGTTTGCGGTGCGTGACCCGGATATAGACCTGCAAGAATCCGTCCTTGCGCTCTCCGCGCACTGTTGGTTTGAATGTTGCCAT